TTGCCCTCTTAGCGGACGCTGGCAGTTTCCGATTTCTCCGGTAAAAACAATTGGTATCATCCGCTCTTTTACGAAAATCAATCCATCAATTTCCTTTTTGTATGCCTTGATTTTCGATGAAGCCGAATTGGGCACCTTCCGCAAGCAGCCACAGGCATCTTTAAAAAATCCCTTCACTTGATAGTCCCACATGATGGGATGTCCCTCTTTGTTGCGCGGGAAGATGGTCATTGATTTTTCAATCACTTCGTCAACTCCAACCGCTGCGACTTCTTCGGCACGTGTCGGTGCGTCGGGTGCGTTGGATGCGATAAAAGTGCTGTGAATTTCCGGATCACTGCTTGCCGTTCCTAAAATTTCCTCCGTAAATGTTATTCTTACTTTTAATTCCTTCATTTCTGCTCTCCTCTTCTTTTTGATGTTTTAGTTTTTGAATCCTGTGCTGTGCCTTTGCGTTGCTGGGCTAGGCTTTTCCTTTGCGCTGCTGCACTGTGCACGGCTGTTCCTTTGCTGTGACCTGCCTGGCCTGGCTGTGCAGTTCCTCGGCTATTCAAGACTATCCACAACCACGCCCAGCGATGCTCTGCCTTTGCGCTGCTACCCACAGCTTCGCCACTCCTTTGCAGCACTTTGCCTTGCTTTGCTGCGCCCTTGCCATACTCCGCCATGTTATCCTGCGCTATGCCTTTGCAACGCGCTGCGTTTCCCTTGCCATGCCACCCTTTGCGACACCATTCCGCGCCTCGCCCTTGCCGCCCCGTGCCCTGCAATGCCTTTGCAACGCCCTACCTTGCCGAGCAGCTCCTTTGCCAATCGGCGGTTAGCACTGCCCTTACCGTTCGTAGCCCTGCCTTGCTCTGCCAACCATCGCTTTGCTTTGCCATCGCCACCCTAAGCCACTCCATTGCCACCCCATACAAAGCTATACCATCGCATCTCATTGCGTTGCCATTCCTTTGCTAATCAACGCCGCCCTCGGCCAAACCATGCGTATCCATCGCGTTTTTAGCAATTCATAATCTCATTCAATGTCACCCGCCTACCGAGAACAATACTGGCGGCCTGCATTGGATTCATGTTCGTTTTCCGAGCCAACCGCTGTAATTCCACCAGCCGGTAGTTGTTCGGGCTGTCCTGACGGTCATAATAAGTTTGCTGGCAGAATCCGCAGATTGTCATGACTTGCTGTCGTGACAAATGACTTCGGGAAATGTTGGCGTTGATTTCCCCGGCGGCTATGATTAGCGCCTGTTTTTCTTGACTTGGTTTAATTGCTGGCATAATGTCATCTCCTTTTTGACAATTGTTGCATTATATTAATTACTGGTTACACTTGTTGCTATTTTCTCCAAGTTCTCCTATAATCAAAGTACAGGTACTGGCATGCCGAGTACAAAAGAAGGGAGAAAATTACGATGAAATCATTTAACGATTTCTGTCAGTCAATCACCCAAGAACATCAGGATGAATGGTCGAGGGAATTAAATGCACGGATGCTTCAAATCCGGCTACCCCTCACGGACGAAACCGTTGAGGAATTCTTGTCATTTGTATTGAATTCCAATATCGAAATGACGCTTAAGATTCTTCGGCAGTATCATGAGTGGCTTTCGGATTAAGCGAAAGCTTTAGCTTCGGCGCAAATGTCTCATAAACTGGGGCTGCCTGCCGCCCTTGTAATTCAATTATGAGGGTGGCGATTTCTTTGGGTGTTGCTTTGATTGTTACTTTCATAGTTTTTCTCCTTTTCTTATCCTACTTTTTCATCACTTGCGATGGTATGCAGATTGAATATAGTAGATATTGTTGTGAATAACATCTGCTTCTCTTTAGGGGACAATTCATCCGTCCCGTTCAAGATTTCTTCAATCTGATCAAGGCGTTCCTTCAACTTTTTGGATTTTTTCACTTTCTCACCTCACTTTCTTTTTTTTATTTTCAAGCAATCTTCCTTTCCATCAAGGGCAATATACATTCTTGTTTCAATAAATCGTAAAGAAACAATCTGCCCTTCTGCGTCCAATAGGAATGCTCTCTTGAATGTTGAATACCTGCGGCATCGGCGTAATTATGAGTTTTTGGCTTCAAATACCCTTGTCCTTGGTATTTTGCATATAAAACCCAAGTTCCGCTCTGCTGATACTGAATTCCCATTTCGTGAAGCATTTTATTGAACGCTATCGCCGACATCCCGTAATCCTTGGCGATAATCGTTGTCGCAATCAAATCCTTGCACTGGAGAATCAAGTCGTAGTACGATGCCTTTGGTTGCAACTGCTCGATTACTTTCTGTTGCTCCACTACCTGTCCACCCAAGAACCGGCAGCGGTCTTTCAAACTGGCCATGGATTGCTCGGCCATCTTTAATGCTCTGGCCATGACCTGTTCGGGAGTGTTCCAAGCTTTTTCTAAATCGAGAAAGTGTTGTCTTATCTCCATTCCCTTATCAGTTCTTTGGAGCATGCAAATTTGTTTTGCCATGTCAACCGATAAGTCATAGTCTTCAATCTCCCTCGATACGGTTCTGTGTCCCTCCATTTGAACCCGTACTTTTTTGTTCGGGGTTGAAAAATCGATTCCCTGCTGAAATCCGTATCCGGCATATCGTTCAAACCACTTGCTAAATCTCTCGGTTCCTGCCAATCCGCTTTCACTTGAAAGCAAATCATATAAATCCCTCGCTGATACCGTCGGCTGCTCTGATTCATAATTGATTCTAATTAACTCGTTCATAGTCTCCTTTCTTTCAACATCTTTGATTTTCAATATTATGTATCTCACCTCACTCCCTACTTGCTTTGTAAGTATATATTACCACTGCGTGAGTAAGATGTCAACACTTTTTTTTAATTTTTACTTGCTTAGTGAGCGAAAATATGATATATTATATTTATAAGGAGGTGTTAATTTGAAAGAGCGTATAAAAAAAGTAAGGGAAAGTCTTAATATGAGCCAAGCAGAATTCAGCAAGGAAATATTGGTCGGTTCGTCCACGGTAGCAATGTGGGAGCTGGGAACAAGGAGCCCCAAAGACATACACATTTCGAAAATATGCGAAAAGTTAAGTATAAGTGAAGTTTGGTTGCGGACCGGCAAGGGCAATATGAAAAAAGATCTTTCCATAGAAGAAGAAACATATGGACGCTTCGGGAAGATAATGGAAGTGGGAAGTCCCATTAAGAAGAATATGGCTACAATGCTTCTAAAGATAGTAGAAACACTTCCGGACGAACAATGGGAAAGCATCTATGAGGAATTCAAGGCTTGTATCGACAGAGTAGAAAGGGTAGAAAAAGAGAGCGAAGACTAATCCTCGCTCTCTAAAACACTCCTGATTAAACTAATGAGACTTTTCAGGAATTTTGCGCTATGTATTTTGTCAATCAATTCATGCAGTTCGTTTTTGAGACTATCCACGTATACACACCCCTTTCACTACTGGCAAACCAAATATTCATTACAGATTTGCCGATGTGTATATTATAACTGCACACCAACATCATGTCAACAGGAAAATAGAACACAGGTTCGACTTGTTTCGACACGCAAAAGTATTTACCACAAACCTTAAATTTGCCCCTGCTGCTAATGGAATTTTTTCGGCAAGGGTGCATTTTTATACTCAGGGTCAGGGAGGGACGATAATGGCAAAAGCAAAAAAACTACCAAGTGGCTCCTGGCGGTGTTTGGCCTACAGCCATAGCGAACCGGTCTATGAAGCAACCGGTCAGCCAGTGCTGGACGGGAACGGAAAGCAGAAACAACGGCGGGTGTATGAATCTTTTACGGCCGGCAGCGCCAAAGAGGCTCAGTATATGGCTGCGCAGTTTCAGATGGATAAAGGTAAGACTCCAGCAAAGAAACCGGCAATACATGGCGATATGACGCTCACAGAAGCTATTGACAAATACATAGACAGTCGCATCCCACTAGAGCGCTCCCCCACGACTATCCAAGATTATCGATGCATCCAGAAATGCGGTTTTCGCGATTTGATGGACATGCAGTTAAAGGATTTTGATGAAGAAATTTTACAGGAAGCAGTCAACATGGAATCGCAGCGAAAATCTATTAAAAACGGTATTAGAACTATCTCCGCAAAGCGATTAAGAAATGAGTGGGCTCTTATTGCTGCTGTTTTGAAAAAGTATCGCAAAGAGCTTGTATGTGAGGTGGAATTGCCTCCAATAAAAGAACGGGTACCGGAATTGTTGCCGGCAAAAACCGTGATAGATATCATTCGTGGTACCGAAATTGAATTAGCCGTATTATTAGCCGCATGGTTATCATTTTCTATGTCAGAAGTGCGCGGTTTGACAAAATCAAAATCTATATCAGGGGATTGTATCAGGATCGCAGAGGTTATTGTTGATGTTTGCGGCAAGCCCATCCGCAAGGACATGGCGAAGAATCAATACCGGAATCGTACCCATCATATTCCACCTTACATTATGCAGTTGATTCACCAGGTAGATGGTGATATACTTGTACCGATGAGCGGACACACTTTGTACCGACGGTGGATTCGATTATTGAACGACAATGGCCTACCGCATATGACCTTTCATGATCTGCGCCACCTTAGCGCGTCTATAATGGCTCTGCTTCGAATACCTGATAAATATGCGCAAGAAAGGGGAGGTTGGAAATCTGATCGGATAATGAAACGCGTATATATGCAGACGCTTCCCGACGAACGGAGAAAAGTGGATGCCATGATTGATAATTATTTTGAAAATATAATAAAACCAGAGGTCGGCGAAGTTGACCAAAAAAAATATCAAGCGTGGCTTGTCTTGTTTGAAAAAGAAGATTCGGAAGATTCAAAAAATGAATTTTTATTGTTCATGCAACACGAAAAACAACACGAACCGGGAAATTCAACGTAAATACGCCACTTTTAAATAACGGTATACGGGTTAAAAGCCCGTTAATTGGAAAGTTGAAAAACAAAGCAAATTCAACGAATGCCCGTACTTAAGCGCTTTGCGGATAACGAAGTACATAATATATACCGTAAAAATAGAACAAAAAATGAGTAAATGTAATGCTATGCAACACGAAATGCAACACGATAATAGACAGTCGGGCATCTAATACGGTACAAATGACTACAGATGATACACTTTATTAAGAAACAGATTGTCAAGAGAACCCCCGCTGGAGTTAAGACTGGCGGGGGTAAATTTGTAGTACAGAGCATCAATATTTGTATCCCATCTTTTCTTCTTTTTTCTCTGCCGCATCGTGATTATTGTATTCTGTCGTCTCATAGATGTAGAGATCATGCAGGGCAGTCCCCTGCGCTTTCATATCGGCGTATCTCTTGATCTTGCGGTTCAGGTCCACGATAGCACATTTGATACAGCTGCCACGTTCATAGAGCGGACAGGCCAAATCCCTAAGACACAGTGGTGCCGCAAACATATTTGCGCTTTCCATTATTTTCCAGTACATGTCCCATAGCCCGTTCCGGTACTCCGTCAGAAATGTTTCAACACTGTTGACGTTCGGAAACGACGCGTTTGCTTTTTGTGGATAAATCTCAACCTCGAACAAATCGAACGCTTCTGATTGCAGGTATTTTCGGATATTTTCATCTCTGGTACCCTCCATGCGTGCCTCGCGCTTTTTCCCTTGGATGCCCATTGATAAGGCCTTGACAAACGCTGTATTTTCAAATTCTTCAAATGCATACAGATAATTCACGGTATTCTGAATCTGTCTTATGCAGTCGGCTTTATTGACCATTTTTCTACCTCCTTAGAAATAAGATGTCCGCGGGTTGCCGTCCATCATCTCTTTGTGCGTGCCGCTCTGCATCTCTTTCCATCTCTCGATATGCTTTCTGTTTTCGAGCAACACGTGCAGATCGTGTTCCGCCTTGGTAAGCCCTTTGGACTCCGACCTAACCAATTCGTCAATGGCCATATCTAATTTTTCGATATATTTTTGTGTATACATAGCCTACACCTCCCGGCATCTGCGCAAATGTTCCACTCCACGAAGATCGAAGAAATCAGCCATATTGTTATTCAAGTACAGCGGGATTCTTGTCCGGCCACGCTCCGGCAGATCAATCCCGAATTCCTGATCGCCAAAGGTGCATTGTGCTGTTTTTCCGCAGCTCGTTGTGATTCTGCAAACAGTCTTAAGCAGCGGGATAGCAACCGTTTCCCCTGACAATAATATTGTAACAGGAAGGCTTTCTCCGGCCTCCGGCAGTGGGGATGTTAACACCAAGCAGTATTTTGTGCTCGGTTCCAAGGCCGTGGGGCCGGTTACGGTAATTTGCAGATCAGTACCAACCACAGCAATGGCGGTTGACACAAGTTTCGTAAAGCAATTTTTGCATGCACTCATTTTTATTCTCCTTTAAATTTTTTGATTTATTTGTTTGAGTTGCTCGATCATTTCGGCAGTGTTCGAAGCGTTGTACCTTGTGTTTTCAAGATTCTCTTTTGTCAGTTCAAGAGTTCTCATGTTGATTAACATATTATTCACCGCGACGGTTAGAATTGTAGCGGTCAAAAGAGATCCCCACCAAGCGCCCACAGAGCTGCGTATAGCAATCTCGTTATCGGTAATCGGTTGTTTCCTCGCCCGAAACCACTGTCGGCTCATCCGCAACACCGCCTTTGCCCATGAATCCATTCACGGCTTTTTCAATACTTACGCTTGCGCCGTTTATGATTCCTATAAATTTCTTTCTTTTTTCCGGATTCTCAATTAGTGTTCCGGCGTATAACAACCCCAAAACTTGAAGTAGTGGCATCTATTCACCTCATCTTTCCTTGTATTTGTACGGTTTTCATGGTATAATAATTATGGTATGGATAGGGTAGCTCCCGAATGGCGGTTTCCCGATCGCCTTCCATACCATAAACATTCGGGACGACAAATTACGGGAGGTTTGTATTTTTATGCCAAATTTCATTGATTTAACGGGACAAAAATTCGGGAGGTGGGTAGTACTTGAACGCGCCGAGAATGACAGGAACAAAAATACACGATGGTTATGTCGCTGCAAATGCTCAAAAGAACGCATCGTGCAAGGAGATCATCTTAAAAGCGGTGCGTCCACAAGTTGCGGGTGTTTTCGTAGTGAATTCACGCAGAAAAGAAGCAAAACGCACGGAATTAGCAAATCTCCATTATATTCATGCTGGATCCATATGTGGCAACGTTGCACAAATCCGAGAGACAAGAGCTACATAAATTACGGCGGCAGGGGCATAAAAATAGATAGCAAGTGGCAGGATTTCGAGCCGTTTAGGGATTGGGCATTATCACATGGTTATTCAAACGATTTGACTATTGACCGTATAAACGTAAATGGTGACTATACGCCGTCTAATTGCCAATGGACAAACAGGCTTGAACAAAACCGCAATCAAAGGGTGCGCTCGGATAATACAAGCGGATGTCGGGGCGTATGCTGGGATAAAAGAAGCAATAAATGGCATGTCACGATAAGCATTAATGGAAAGTCCAAGCATATTAAATATTGTGTAGATATAAACGATGCCATTATAGCCCGCAAGAATGCCGAACTTAAATATTGGAAAAAAGAGAAAAGCGACTAATGCCGCTTTTCTTTCACTTTAACGGCAAATGTACGATTCGCTATTCAATTTCGTTAGCACCAACCATTGCCACGATCATCGCGATCCCCGCGTCCGCATCTGTCAATGCCTCTAACACATGCGCTGACTGTCTCCGCAAATACGGGTGTTACGTTGGGCTTGTGTTCAAGTTCGCGCTCGATCATGCCGAATTTTGCGTTCAGATTCTCCTGAAGCTCTGCAAACATGCCGCTGACAAACAGCTGATTCTTCTGCTCCTGGATAACCATGTCTTTCTCGATCAGTTTTCTTTCCAGATTCTTTTCGTAAATTTTGTTCTGCTCGATGATACCGGCATCCCTGGACGTGACAACATCCTTATCAATCTGACAATTGCTTACGCAGCAGCAAGGATTAGTCAGCCGACTACGGACCTCATCAAAGTCGCGATCATGATTATGTCCTTCACCACAACGGCCGCCAAACAGCCCACCGCCGGAAAAGCAAGCGAAGAATAACAAAATAATGATCAGAAATCCCAGACCACCGCCGCCGCCGAGTCCCCAACCGAGGCCACCGCCGCCGATAGAATCGTTCTCGATACTATAACTTGCCATGTTTTTTATCTCCTTTCATGATTTTTATGTTAAAGGCAGAAGCCTATAAACATTGATTTTATTTCATCCTATCTAGCTTTTCGCGATACGAATTTACCGGAGCACCCGCCTGTCGAGTGGGAAAAGACTGGCTTGCGCTGAAATTAGATGGCGCTTGTCTATATTGCGATTCCTGAAATCGATCTTTTATTTTGTTGAGACTTAAGCCGTTGCTTGATAAAATGCCATTTACAGCTATTTTGACGGCGGGATTTCGGTCCAGTATGGTCGATATCCTGTTAACCATGGGTGCGCCCCCAACGGCATCAATGGCTCTGTACAATCCCTCTTCGCTGCTTCCAAACTGCTTTGCGCCCTGGATGGCCTGATCAAGCATCTGTTTGCTTTCGGGGTTTGACTGTATCCTTGCTGCTGCGTTTTTGCTCACTTTGCTTACTGTCCTCACCAATGAATTTAAGTCCATCTTTTTCCTCCATTTTGGTTATTTTGTCAGATAGCTTTTGAATGGTTGCCAAAAGAGTCGCATTGATTTCCTGTTGCTGTATTGCCTGCTCCTGCAACAACTCTTCTGCTGACTTCGGCGGTATAATGTCGCCCAGCTCCACAAGGCGGTTATAGAACCCCTCTGCCTTTGATATGGCCTCATTTAGCGTTGATTCGAGTTCGTTACAATACTCAAGTGTGTGACCTATCAAGACCTGCTGGTTTGATTGAAATTCCAGGATATCCCTCCCGGCGATAACGCGGGTTGGATAACTGTTTATGGTCCCATTTTCAAAAGAATAATTCATTTATGCCCCTCCTGTAATCCCATAGGTATTTCTCCAATCAATGCCAAAACATTTAGATTGTCCGCGCAATCAATAGATAAGTAAAAATCAAACATATCCTCCGCTTCTGCCTCTTTGTATCCGATCCGCGTCATCCGGTCAATAAACTGCTTTTCGCTCATATAATTTTCCGTACCTCCGCTATAAAGTCACCCAGCGGCACGCCATAGCTTCTGGCAACACTCTCGCCGCACTGAACACCGCTTTGCAGCATTAATTTGAATCGCTCCCGCTGCGCATCGCCCATCCCATTTACAAAAAGCCTGGCACAGTTCCCGGCGGTGACTGAATGACTGTCGGTTTCTTTCTTGCCGGCCGGTGCGTTCTTGGATGCCGGTGGCTGAATTAAATTACTTACCATCTCCAAACCTCCCGTAGCTCATAGACAAAACGATACATGCAGCTTCAATAAAATCCTTGCTGAAATGCTTCTTCTCCTTGGCTTCTTTGATTGCGTCAAGTGTCATTTCTGTTAAATCTGTCAAGGCTTCGTCTAATTTGTCGATCACGTTGAAACCTCCTGTCACGTTCATTCCTAATGTGTTAATTTTAATGGATTTAGGGGAAGGAAAAGCATTTGAATAATGCTTATAAAACTTAGGAAAAGTGTTAAAAAAATACAATAAAAAAAGAGACCTCCTATAAAAAGAAGTCTCTTGTGCCTGAATCTATTTCGTTTTTCTCTTGCCAGCACTCACCGGATACAGCACAACGGGCAGACCGTCCGGCTGATTCTTAAAAAAGGCAGAATTTCTATAGTCCAGGGTATACCCATTATCAAAAGCAAACTTGGCGCAGTCGGGATACTTTTCAATGTGTGCCGTTACTCTACCGGCAAAAAGAATATATCCATCTTTGTCGTAATCGGCGCTCTTTAATTCGTCAAGACTTTCTGAAATGCAATCCAGAATATTTTTTAACACCAGATTTTCCAGTTCTAATTTTTCCGTCCTTGTCATTTTGTCTCCTTTCGCTTCGCTCTTATTTTTCATGACACCTTACTGCTCTTCTGTGTGTATACGCTTTTTACAAGAACATATACGCGCCTCACAAAAGTATCACTGCCAATTCTTTCTAAGTAATCCACGATTGATTTAATATACGTTTCGCGTTCGGTCATAATTTTTTACCTCCTCCGCACATGCTTCTCACAAAGTAGTACGCGCACCTTGTCAGTGTCACATTATTAGTTCTCTCTAATATTTCCATAATTAACTTGATGTACTCCTTATGTTCTGCCACGATTTATATCTCCCTTCATCTCTGCACGCCGTATATGGCCTGGTGTTTTTTTATTATTCCTTCAAAAATCTGCCGCAATTGCTTATCTTTGCTGATAACATCCATTTTTGTCAATGTTTTCGCTTCGGTTTTAGTAGCTCCTCGTCTCACCATATCTTTTCTGCGACGGATTAAACGGCTGCCCAATAAGATGCCGGAACTTTCCTCCAGTTCTTTGTATATCACTCCCCGGAACTTGACCGGGCTTAAATGATATGTCGCTACCATCACATTGATTGCGCCGTTCATATCAGCGCTCCAGTGGTCAATGCTCGGGTTTGCAAACACTTTCAATGTGGTTTCCAGCTTCGTCGCTGATTCCTGCGCTGTCTGCTCAATGACGGCAAGGCGCTGATCTTGGATTTCCAGCAGTTGTCCCTGTGCCTCTAACTTTCGTTCAAGTTCTACCGTGTTCCGCGCCATTTGCAATATCATTTCGGCTTGTGTAAGCTGCGGGAGATTATAGCCTCCTTGTTTGCGGATGGCCGGAAGTACTTCGGCGGTGACCCAACGCTTGAATTTCTTGGCGCTGGGCAATTCACTCATGATGATAAGGGCATACATGCCGGATTCATTAATGAGAATTGTTTGCTGTGTTCTGCCTATGGCATCGGTGATACCCTGTTTTAGGGTATCATCTTCGTCGACATGATGAACCACAGCATCATAAGGCTTCTTGTATCCCAGCGCCAGCGCGATATCCCTGCCGACAAACCATGCCTCATTATCAATTTCCACTGTTCTCACTTCTCCAAACTCCGGATTGTTAAAAATCTGTAGCTCGTTCATAATAAAAAATCTCCTTTCAAATTTGTGCTTTGACAGGAGATCCCTGCTCGTGTTATAATATTTACGAGAGAGATCTCACATCGGGACATTTGTTTATGCTTACCAGGCGACAAGTGTCCTATTTCTTTTCATTCAAATACTCTACGATCAGCATTCTGATCAAGCTTGATACATTTAACCCCCTCTCCATTGCCTTAATCTTTAAGGATTCCAAATGCTCCTTTCTGATATAAGTACTCACTCTTTCGGTGTTCTCTATCTGCTTTGGCGACATATCACCACCTCCTTTATAAGTACTATTATACACCTTTATAAGTACTTGTCAATACCTTTTTAAAAAATGAGCCAGTGAATTTAATCACCGGCTCTTGTATTATCATAATTTTGGGTCTATTATATGTAACATACCTTTATTTCTCTATTATTTGCTTAGGGACAAGAATAATTACGGCATTAATGTTTGATAAGTTTCCTTGTATTCGATTGTTGCCAAGCCCTCTAATACATAAATATCCTCGCCAGTGATATGCACATTTGTCCAATATTCCCCTTCATAATATACAATTGTTCCATCTGATAGACCTTTTAAGAGTTTGGATAATTCAATCGATCCGCACCGATACCACGTCCCCCCATAAGGCGGCGCGCCAACGGATGAAGCGGTTTCTGCTGGACTGGCAGTATGGGCTTTCCAATAATACCCGCCATAATAGACCACGGTTCCGTTTGCCTTTCCTTTATTTATCGCATCCTGCCCGTCAGCATTGCATATTTCCCATTTAACGCCCATTTCCGAATATAATGGCGGCGGTGTGTTCGGATCTTTCCATACGCCGTTGCTTCCTATTTGATATTCACCAATAGTGGTATCATGCGCCATTTTTCCATCATCGTAAAAATAAAACCATCCCATCGTAAAAAGCACCCATCCCGTGAGCAATTCGCCGTCTGCATTGCGGTAATACGAATCAGAACCAATGTCCTCCCATCCGGCAAACGCATTCATAACTGGTGTTGATAATAAAACAAATGCCAAAATAAAAATAGTTCCTAATTTCTTCATACCTCGCATTCTCCTTTTCTTTTTTTCTAATTATAACAGATTGCGGAAAAATTGTCGATAGGTGGGAGACAGGAAAGCGATCCCGTCTTTTTCTTCTTTCTCAATGCAAAAAAGTTTAAAATATTTGTAAAAACCCCTTGACATTCTAACACTATAGTGTTATACTAGTATTAAGTTAAGGAGCACAAAACACACAATAAAAGGAGAATAAAACTATGAGAACACCAACAGCAAAAGAAATTACCGAAATGAAAAGAATTGTTAAGAAAGCAACCGGGAGGAACATGAAAGACATCGAAATCACGTCTTACAGTGCCAGCGTAATCGGTTATAAGTATTTCGCTACAAATCATGATCGTGTAACTAATAATTACACTTATGGAACAGTTGAGGTGTAATATGAAATTACAAGAATTCAGAGTCCGGGCCGGATACTCCCAGTCCGGACTTGCAAAAGCGGCAGGGGTATCCTATTCCCTGATCCGCAATATTGAACAAGGCCAGAAACGCATCGAGGGAATGTCAGGCGAAAAGCTGTATAAGCTTGCGCTGGTGCTGGGATGCCGCATGGAGGATTTTCTTGACACGGGCAATCTTTTGCGAGAAGTCGCAAAGAATTACGCAGGATTGACATGGGGAAGCCTGCGGACAGAGGAACAAGAAATGCTTCTTGACGGCGCGAATGCAGTTGACGGAAGAACCGGGAATAACATAACGGACGATGGCGAATGCACTATTGATCTTTCCGTATACCCGTTTTCGGTGCCCGGAAAAGTTGTAGGCGGTGAGGTCATGATTAGTGATGACGCAGTAATATATTCCAGCGAGGGATAAAAGTGAAGAATGAAATTATCAGACATCCCCAAAACTGCAAAAATGATTTGACAGGCAAAAAATTCGGAAGATTGACTGTGATTGGGATGGTGAATGAAAAAACGAAAGACTATAAAAGAATGTGGCAATGTGAATGTGAATGTGGAAAACCACCCATAAACATCAGGGAAAGAAGTCTGCTGATTGGAGATACACGCTCATGCGGCTGCCTACGTAGAGAAGCATTGCACAAAGCTGGTGAGAAAAAAGTCGTACACAATCAAGACCTGACCGGGAGACGTTTTGGCAGATTGACGGTGCTAAGAAAGGCATCCACGGGGGAGCGGGGATATCGAGACAGATGGGAATGCAAATGTGACTGTGATAAAATAAAGGTCATTGCACGTCAAGGCTTGGAAAAAGGACGCGTGCTTAGTTGTGGATGTTTAAAAAACGAAAAGGCATCAATGAGGGCGGTCGAGACATTTGGCTTGGTGAATGACACGAATGTGACAATAATCATGTCAAAGAAAATGCCCAAAAATAACACGACCGGAGCAAAAGGCGTGTATTTGAATAAAAAAACCGGGAAGTATCGTGCAGGAATTGGATTCAAGGGAAAGTGGTATTCCCTCGGAACATCCGGCACGTTTGATGAGGCAAAGGCAGCGAGGGAGGCAGGGGAGGAAAAACTGCACGGGCCTTTTCTCGAATGGTATAAAGAGGTTTACCCAGAGCGGTTCGCCAAAATAGCTAAGAGTAAACGTGAAAAAGTTTGATATATCTGTAAAAACCTCTTGACTTTACGACTATATAGGCGTATAATAAGTATATAAGATAAAGAACCGGAGGAAACAAAGATGAAAAAGTACAACTTAAGTGAGATTATGAAAAGAGCGTGGAAGAACTACAACACAAGCAAAAACACAATCAACGAAAAAACCTTTGCGGAGTGCTTAAAGAGAAGCTGGAGAACCGAAAAGACCAACGTTGAGATGGAAGAAAAAAAGGCGGCAAGTGGAGTTGTAAGAATGCTCTACTCTGAATACAAGAACAACTACGCAAGCTGCAAGACGGTTAATGGCTCGTATGATGCAAAAACTAAAACAATCGAAGTTCACACAGCCTATCGCGTAATCAATGCTAGCGCACCGGCAAAGATGGCATCCGCTGCAAAATCAAGATTTGATGAAACTGGCAAGTGCCGCCTTTGTGGTAGCTGGTGCCACGGTGACTGCACCGCATGAGAAGGGAGAAGGTTATGAAAAACAAACTGAAACATTATCGAAGTATCAACGGATTTAAACAAGCAGAACTCGCAAGTATGAGTGGCGTCAATCTTAGGACTATCCAAAAGTACGAGAGTGGCGAGTATAAAATAAGTAACATGACTTTGCAGAATTGCTACGCATTATCGCAAGTGCTTAATTGCAGAATGGAGGATTTTATGAGAAATACTATAATTAATAAACATGGAATAGAGATTGATTTTGACGTAGCCGTCAATTTGATGAATGATGAATTACGGGAAGAATTACACAGGGAACTGGCGCCATGCGCTGATCAAGAGTTTTTTGACGCTTATGCGAAGGCCCATGAAATTAAGTTCGGCGAGTCATGGGAGTGTGGAAAGGAGAATCCGGTAATTTGACAAAGCCAAAGAATATATATAAATACGACGTTGACAGCAAAGAATGTGTTGGTGTATACGGCTCGATAGCAGCAGCGGCGGCTGAGCACAGGGTTACCGCCGCCTCAATCAGCAAAACTCTTATACAAAACCGGGATTGCGCCGAATACTCACACCTCGTCAAGGGTTTTGCATGGTCTTATGATTCCAACTACCATCCGAGACGAAAAGAAGTTCATCGATCACCTCCGCCGGTAGTTGAAAACTGCCCTATCTGCGGAAAAGAGTTTCGCCGATATCTGTCGGACACAACAAGCACTTGCGGATCATCAGAATGCAAAGCAAAGCAGGCGTCGCTAATACACAGGGGAATAAAATTCAAATGGAGTCCTGAAGCTCGGGAGAGATTGTTAAATAAAAACCCGTCCGACAATTTAAAAAAGGGAACTCCGGCATCGCAGATAAGCCCCCTTGCTGGACCGTTTGACACCAACGTGACGGCAAAATACTGGAAGATACAGGCCCCATCGGGCGAAGTGTTTGAGTTTAACAACCTTTTGAAATGGTGCCGGGAAAACGCTGATCTTTTTGGTAAGGAAATCGGGAATCCGCAAGATGCACATGCCATAGCATCCGCGTTTCGGGCCATAAAGCAAACCCGTCAAGGTAAGCCGCGACGGGCCTACGCCTACCAAGAGTGGACATTGCTGGACTACAAAGAATTTAATACTCTGCATGGATGATATAATTGATAGCCATTTTACGTAGATTGGATAAAGAGGGGAGCAGATATGACAGGATTAAAAAGATATGAATTCACAGATTCGCACGAATTGAGTGAAGAAGCGTTTCGGGTTTATAGCGATAGTAGTTTTGCTTTTTACAAATCGGGTGACGCTTTTTATGTGGCTGATAACAGTTCGGATGAACCATGGGAACTTGGAACTTTAGAAGACGTTGAAGAGTATCTGTTGGTTTTCGCTGATAACGGCGAATGAAATCATACAAAACCTTAGAAATAGCGGGAACCGGACATCTGGAACCCGCTATTTTTTTATAAAACTCTTATAATCTTCGATTTTACTTTTTTAGACAAAACATCTGCCTTGGATTTGGATATGTTCATGGCGAAAGTGATTTCTATGATACTTTTGTTCCGGCTCCGGAGGTTGAAAAACTCCATTTCCTCCGGCGTAAAATTGCATAGTGTACGGAACCGCTCAATTTCTGGCATTGTAAAATCGCATACTTTAAGCTGCTGGGCCATTAAATTGCTCCAATCAAAAAGAATGCCCTGGGTGACATCCTCGATTTTATTTCTTTTTCGTTTTTCTAACCGCCGTGCCTTTTTTGTTACCGCTCTTCTTGAGTCTCGTTTTGACTTTTTGTCCCATTGTTATTCTGCACCGATCCCCCATTATTTACGTTTACATTGTTATAACCGTTTCCATCCTGCGAGTAGCCTATATAATCATATTGCGAAATATACCAGACAAATCCACCGATAGTAGTGGCCCACAGCGATAATATTATAATCAAAATTATCCATAATCGCTTGATTGTCGACTTCAATTCCTGCAATATCTCCGTGGCGAAGTTGAGATGTTCCACTCTTTCCTCAACGTCCACAATTCTTTCGTTAATATCCACAATCCCTCCTTGTTAACCAGAGCGTTTAGGCACGGTTTGGTTGTGTTCTTTTCTTAAGTGTTCGTCCAGACGGTCATGCACGCGCCTGATAGAATCTTTTGTGTCTCTGGAATTCTGCCCGACCAGATTTTTGATTTCGTCCAAATCCTTGCGCACATACTCCATTTCCTTGTTGAACGCTCCCCAGCGTTCATTTTCTCTCGCACTGTCTGTATTACCGCTTCGCCAAAAGGAAGCAGCAGCAAGACAGCAGCAAACAATAGTGCACATTAGCTGTATTGTATTCGTGTCCATTTAATCACCACCGTCATATTATTTTATCTGATATGTCCAAACCTATCGAATCCGAGAGGTTATCCAATGCCCGGGTATTGCAATGCGCCATCTCTGTCGGGTGTTAACGTGATCGGCTCCGTTGTCATTTCGCCATTTTCATTCAAATAGTACCACTTCCCGTTGATGCCCTGCAATCCTTTCAGCATGGCCCCGTCTGCACCAAGATAATACCAATGCCCGTTATGCATGTACCAGACATTAGCAACCATCATTCCGGCTCCATCAAACCAGTACCATTTGCCATCGTTGGAATCTTTTACCCACTTGTTAATTACGCAATCGCCCGTGTCGCCGTTATAGTAACGCCACCCGCCATCCTCTTCGTGCCAGCCGGACTTCTTTTCCGATGCGTGATTTTCCGTATCGGAAACGCCGTAATACATTGCTATCGCGGACGCTTCTGCCTGGGCCAGCCGGTCAAGATTGTTATCATCAAGCAACCAGGCTGTTATGGCGGCGTTGGTATGAAACGAATGTTCCAGGATTAACCCCGGTGTTCCGACTGCCGTGGCTCCGCGAATTACGCCATAATAATCGCCATTACTGCCGCTCCTGTTTTCGATTCTGGCGGCTTGTTTTGTTCCCATAACACTTTCTACCACTCGCGCCAAGATAAGCCCTACGGCGTCCGCTGAATGGTTTACAGCGCAGTAAGCAGCCGGGTAATCAATGCTGTTATTGACCGTACTTGCTACCGCATTGGAATGATTGGAGATAAACAAGTCGTACCCTTTTGACGCTATGCCGCGGTCATACGTTGCCTTGTCAGTTGCTTGATTGGTGCGTGTGGTAATGACCTCAAATCCATATTGCTGTAAGTACTTTTTTTGCAGTTCAGTCAGTTTCCACGCCATGTCCGATTCATAATATCGGCTGTCTGCCGGTGACTGATTATATTTTCCAAAATGTCCTGCATCAAGACATATTTTCATCGCTTTCCCTCCGTCGTACTGCGTCAGATCGTTGCTCTCAATGACTGCGCATAGCTTGTCTACATAGGCCATGTCAGTCGCATATCCACCGGCCTTAATGATCTGCGCTGCCGTTCGGTAATCTGTGCAGCCGAAAAGACCGGCATAGCGCAATGTACCGCCGTTCATGGCCCCCAATAGGTAATCACTATGGTCCTTGATGGACTGCGCAAGCGATTGATATTTGCGGAAAGCTGCCGTGATCGTATATTCGTTGCCGGCAGTGTCCTGCTCCTTGGTTTCCTTAGTGCATGTGCTGCCATCCCACTTCGATGCCCATGTATTGCCGGACAGCACGGCCTTCATGCCAAATAGATTGCTTGCCATGACTGCCAGTTCACTAGTTCCATATGCCGATTCCAAGCAGGCCTGCGCAATCGTGATGCTTGCCAAAATACCGGAGGCTGCCATATCATTCATGGCAGCCTCGGCGATTAATTCAATAAATTCCCTGTTTGTCATTTTCCTCCCAAGTTGCGATATCGCAACTACTGCACTTCCGGAATGCCAGTAATTACTGACGTCATCATGGAGGCAACCGCCGCAACTAATGAAATAGATAACATTCCAATCCAATCAACATCAGATACCGCCTGTCCGACTGTAATCATTGTCAAGCCGGTCTGGCAAAAGGTCTTCAATGCTCTCACGCCCGCTGCTTTTACCCATTCTCTACTCATTCTTAATTCCTCGCTTTCGTTTTGTAAAATAAAATAACCACCCGCAGGTGGATTGTTGCTCATATCAATTTGTAGTGTGGCCGCTCCTGCCTAAACCACCAGTACCGAAGCCAATCATCAAGCACGATCCCGATCAGTGATATCGGCATCCACAGTATCATGTATTGCGGACATACCTGACCGAGAATATTCCCCGCCATATTGCTGTAATCCCATATCGCCCACCCGAAGCGCAGATTAACAATATAGCCGGTCAAAAACTCTAAGATTGTTACGATACAGGTTCCAACCAATACCTGCCGCCAGAGTGGCATTTCCCACGGTATGATCTCATTAATCAGCCCCAGACAGACGAAACAGATGCCACCCAGAACAAACATGGTCCAGTGGCTGTATCCGCGCCAGATCAATTCAATTATGACATATAAACCGCCGCCGGTAAGCAGCAGGGTTAAGCACTTGATTAACTGTTTCATGCGTTTCCTCCGGATACCGCCGCGATAATGGCAGCCATGCTATCAGCCAAATCGGCCGGCAAGGCTGCGCCGTAGCTGATAGCGTCAAGCTCCGCAAATGATTCGGCGCGACGAATCCACGCGTTGAGGTGATTGCAATATGTTGTGTGGTATAGTTTGTGTTCCGTCGCAGCCGTGCCGATACTTATGATATCTGCCGCTTGATATAGTTTACACAGTGCGCCGTCTGCGTGATAGGGATATGCCAGTGCGCCAGCTTGTACCGCTGCCACCGCTGCCGACAAATTGATTTGGTCTGTCTCAGTCAGGCTGTAGTGCTCTGTGTTGCCGTCGGTCAGTTGTACGTCAAAGCCAGCTGCAATAGCCATAGCACAAGCCGCTGCTATCTCCTGCAATTTGGATAGTCGCCGTTCTGGTAAGGTTGGTATGTATGGTTCCGGCGGTTCCTGTGGTGTGTCGGTAGGTGCTTGGTATATACTGCCGTCGTTACTAAGATATATCGTTCGGCCATCGTCTCGATATACCGTTTCGTATCCGATTAGAGTAGTTGCCTCTTCGCCGCCAGCTGTATATAGTGTGATTTTTCCCCATTCTGCCGGAACTTCGTCAGCGAAAATGATTTGCATAATATTTGGCGCTGACGGATAAATGCTCTTAATTTCGTACAATTTGATGCTGCTTTCAATTTTGATTCTTTCCATTTCCGTGCTTCCTTTCTTGATTTTTATATTTTGGAATTTCTGCGCGGAACATTGATTAGCTCGATTTCATTAAAAGAATCTTTGCTACAACTACCACGGTTTTTGTTGTAGTGCCGATATTTTGAACATCAAACCGCATCTGATTACCACTCGTTACAATGTTTGCAATAAGTAAATCTGGTTGATTTAGCGCATAACCGACGCTGCCAAGTATTTGATAACCTTCCAGCGTGCTTGCTGCAAATCCGACATAGACTGCACTTGTAATCCCTGGTTGCAAAATCACGCTTCCAGATTCTCCTTGTGCTACCTTTAAGTGGTTGACTAAATTACTATTTAACTGCGTGACTTGATCCTGTAATACCTTGGCCACCGCTGCCGAAACTGGCAATTGCGAGTTATTAGTGACAGCATTATTAACCAGCATGCCAACCGTGAGGATGCCGGTTTTGAAATTGTTAAAATCTTGAATGAATTTTCGGATTTTGCCAGTGATCGTTCTTGTCGCTTCGCCCGCTGCTGGTACGGGGAACGCTTCGGTGATTGTGTCAAATGTTGCTATTTGCGTATTGGAAATATCACCGGTTCTCGGTACCCTATCTTTCAATTCTGCATCAATGATATCGGCATTATCGTTAAAATCGCCGATATTGTAAATGTCTTCCTGCCCCGGCTTGATCAAATTGTAATTTTCCGTAAAGCTCGCCATTATCCCAAGTCCTCCTCTCTGATTTTAAGATGCGTGAATTGCCCCAGAAATCCATGTGTGTAATCGCTTAGCGCTTGGTGCTGATTGTATCTGATAACGAGTGTATACACCAGATTGGCCGGAATAATCTTATCAATCGTTATTTTCACTTCGTTTACCCAGTTTTTCCCATGCCGCAAACTGGCGATATTCAATGTATGCGCACGATAATTCAATTCATAAGACCAGCCGCCAGATCCCATGATATTATTCATGATATCCCGCAATGCTGTTTCTGTATACGGAATATCACTTATCAGCCTGTTCAGTATTCGGCCTCGCCTAAAATCAAGCGTTTCGGTCAGCGGATCGGAAATTATGCTTAAGGCATTTTCCCACTGCAAGACACCTTGTTCTGTGGCTATTACCGGAAACGCATCACGGAATGAATTTTCCACAGATTCCGACAATGCGTCCAATTCTGGCTGAATCGCGTTTATGATTTCTTGAATATCTATGTTGTCATCGTAAATGCGGTTATAAAAATCTCTTAACATTAATTAATCACCACACTTTCAAGCACTGGCAAATGTTGAGACAGGGGTGATTGCTGAATATATAAATCCGTCGGCGAACCATTGATTAATACATTTGTAACATTGTTGATTCCCGGCAGACTGATTATAGCGGATGTTATGCGTGCGACAAATATTGACAAGCCATCGGAATCAGACCACTGCTTTCGCACCTCCAGTATGTATTCAAACAATGCATCTTCAATCAATGATTGCAACTGGCCAATCGTATAGCCGGTTTGCAGATTCACGGAAGCAGTTATATTGACACTTAACTTGTCAGGCGTTACAACCGTCACCCGGTGCCCAATCGGGGCTATTCCAAGCCCTTCTCCGCTGTTTGGGATAGGGTCTATTGCGGTCTGCACAACGCCAATGAATTCGCTTGTGGCAGGGTTATATTCCGCATCAATAATGGATACCATTACCGTGCCACCGCCGTCCCAGACCGGAAATATTTTGGCTGCCCCGACACCCGGGATAGCTGTTGTGAACTGCTTGTAATCGGAAACATTGCCGCCGAATGCACGATTGTTAATTCTTTCAATTATGCGCTTTCTCAATTCCTCGTCGGTTTCCGTGTCTTCCCCCGGTGTATATGTTCCGGTGATGGCAGCGGAACCTAAATTGTTAATCGTAAACAGCGGCAAAACGGGACCAAGGTATGTATTTCCGACAGTACCGGCGGTTTCGCATTCCAAAAGACAGCGGCCGGTGACTTCAAACCACTCGGTTAACACAAAAATCTGCCCGCCGGAAAGCGCAGGGACGGAAAAGCGGCTCCCGATGGTCAGATCAATGGGGTTTCCATCCGTATCAGCCATTTCGCCGATCCTTATTGCCCTGGTTGCCTGATTCCTCGTGATACCATGATTGGCGGCCAGATTTTCCAGATTAACGCCGACAGCGGACAGTATTGACACCTGTTCTTGAAAAATCGTGGCTACAATACTTTGCTGTGCTAATTCCGCAGCCACCGGCGCAAGGGTGTCATATATAATTGATCCCTGCCTTTTGTCCCGTGCTGTGGATACTCTTGCAAGCATCCGTGTCAATGTTTCGTCAAATGATGCCACTTACTGTCACCTCGCTTCCAAATGTACCTCTATCGCTTGTTACCTTAAACTCAATCAGCGCCCCGTCTCTTGATGTCCGGCTTACATTTGTGACCGAAACCGCCGTAATTCGGTCGTCCTGCAAAAGCGCGTCTCTTAATGTTTTTTGGATTGTATCACGCAAAAAGGAGAACGGCCTGCCGATATATTTTTTAAACTCAACCCCGCGATTATCGCTGTAGATCGGATACGCATAGCGCTCCGTTGACAGAATATGATATACCGCCTGTTGTATCGCTTCGATTCCGTCCACATTGCCGGAAATCTGATTATCAGTGACGCGGTACGTGAATGTCGGGTATTGAACTACGTTGATTTGATCTATTGTGACTCCGCTCACCTGCGGTATCATTTCAGCACGCTCCTTTCGACAAAATAGCGCTGACCAGCATTAAATGACATCAGAGTCACCTTTTCCCCGACCGCAAGATCGCCCCACAACCGAACGGTTTCCCCGGCGACTGTGATTGTTTTCGCTTTGCAAAGTGGAGACAGGACAAGCGCGCCCGCCGGTAGTGGCAATTCTCGGCTTTCCGATGCCATGATCATGATTCGTAGCGGTGATACACTGGCAACGGTTCCGTCGAATATCTCCGACCGTATCACGCTCGCGCTGTCATTGCCAATCCTTGTTACCACTCCGGCCAACCTGTTAGCTGATATTCCCATATACACCTCCTGCTATAGAAACCTCCAGCTGCATCGTGTGAAGCCCCTGCTGGTAGTTGTGTGATGCCGATACTATCCACATATCCTGTTTGATGCCCAGCTTGGCGATCGACAGTGTAAATCCGCTACCGGCGATCAGTTCCGGCACGCCAAGCGCATTTAGTTTCAAGGTCTGCGCTTCTCTGTTATATCTTTTTAGGTATTTGGCGGCTAAATCCGTCATTTGCTCGACGGTCATCGGCGTGTCGATTTCTTCGACCATCTGCAACACACCCCATTGCTTTTGTGATTCCGTGTAGGGTGACACGTGGGAGATTATTCTTCCGACATCTTTGTCAGTCCGCGTTATCTTGATTCGGTTGTAGACATCCTTGTCAATGCTGAGCTTGTATGTGTAGTCCGTCAGCAATGAGCCGTCGCCAATAATATAATTTGTCTTGCACTGTGCCAGCTCCGTAAATTCGAGCGTGCCGAAATTATCACGGATGAAGTAATACTTCCCGACCTCATGAACGATTGACTGCTCAATACCGTACTGAATGACCTCGTACAGCGTGCCATTGTGTATCTTGTATTCCGGAATCCACACTGACGGCGTAACGACCTTATACCGTGATTCAGTTTTACGCCCGGCAGATTCGCCGAAGTTCTCACTGCAAACCAGCTCAAATATCTGGCTGGCGGTCACACCCTCGGTAACATAGACTTCTTTGTTTTGCAGATACCGAATCTGGTCATAGGCAGTTATTTTGTTGTCGCCATCTCTGGAGGTTTCCATCGAAAATACATAGCCGTAAAATATGCCCCGGCCATTGACGGAAAATTTAATGATACTGCCATTGACGATTTGCAGTCGGTTGCCCGGATCGTCGCGCACCGTAAACGTGCACTTTCCCGGCTGCCCACTGATAAATGTGTCGTGCGTTACGGAATCCACCAAGGTTGTAATATCGTACATCGTGCCGGTCAATGTATTTTGGCATTGAATAGTGTATTGCATTAAGTCACCCACCCTTGCGGAATCACGTAGACTTGTCCGGGATAAATAAGATTCGGATTACTACCAACCACCGCCTTATTCGCCGCATACAACTCCGGCCAGTTCGCGCCGTTCCCGGACAGCCGCCTTGTTATTGCCCATAAATTGTCACCGCTTTTGACCGTGTAGGTCTGCGGTACTGATTCGGTGTTGTCTTTTCTCGGTTCTTCTGGCACCGTCGCGCTGGTAGTCTCCTCCACCGCTTGCACGACGATGATTTTAGCGCCATAAGGGCGGTATTCCGACAACGACAGGGTGTAGTATACTCTGTGTTCTTCTCCCGCCTTGCGAGCATGTTTAAAGTCGTCGACAACCACGTCCATGTTAATGTCAATGTCACTCGCCGTGAATTCCCCGGCCCGCTCGGAATCCCGCCAGTCTTCGATGAATTTGATAAATTCGTCGCCATCATCTTCGATAAAACTTTCGATCACAAAGGTGGCAAGGCCCGGCTTGCGCGGAATTACAACCTCGCCGGTACCGATAATATTAACTATCTCGTTGTTCCCGGGTATTGACATTTCGATTTCTTCCGGCGCGATCGGTAACTCGTAATCGCCGTCACTTGTTTCAATAATGATATCTATCATGCCAGCACCACCCTCGAATCCGCAGCTTCTTCAAGCACTGCCGCTATCTCTTCGACAATAGAATTAACGTCAGCTGTTTCCCTGACTGTGCCAATATTCAAAGACAGCTGTGGCGTTAATGTCTGATAGGTTACCTGGTAATCGATGGTTGCCAAATCCATCAATAGTTTAATGTCTTCGCCGGAAATCTTGACTTCGCCGGTGGTCTTGAGTGCTTTTCCACCACCCGATCCGGAAGTTACATCACCGAGCGCACTTTCAACACCGGAAGCCGATTTAAAAATCCCCTCAATAAGATCGCCATTGTCGCCAGTCGCCCTAAGCTCTGCTATATTGGCCTGACGCGCAGAATGCGCTGCACGAGCTTCGGCAGCCATTGTGTCTATAGCTTCCTGCCGTTTCAGCTGATTCCAAATCATATCTGCTTCGGCTGTTGCGATATCGGCCGCTCTTCCCTGTTTTGCCGCTTCATTTTCCGCTGCGGCAGTGGCAGCAAAAGTAACGTGTTCTATTGCTTCGATGCTTACCCCCGGAATACTTCCCAGGGCACCGATAAACTTATTAATAATGTCAATAGCGCCATTAACCATGTTTTGCAAAATAGTAAGTACGTTTACCTTCATGTCACCCATATATCCGGCTATTGCGGCCCCTGCCTTTGACATTCCCAAACTCATTTTATCCCAAAGATTCAGCACGGCATAAACGCCGGTCTTGAACCCGAGATTAGCCTTGTCACTGGCAGAAAGAACCGCATCGACTACTGTTTCCCATGCAGCCCGAACTCCCCCCATCGAGTTTATCCACACGGCTATCGCCGCAACTACAGCAACAATGCCTACTATTATCCATGTCAAGGGATTAGCTAAAATAGCAGTATTCCATAACCACTGCGCCACTGTAACCACTCCGATTATTACCGCCAGTGTACCTAGCGTTGCCGCAAGTACGATTGCGATCGGTGCAATCACATCCATGTGCTCTGCAATAGCTTCAAGGGCTGGATTCAATGCGGATGTTAATAATTCCTTGAATTGAAGCACGTATGGATACAATTCGCCGCCTATAGTTTCTTTTAAGTCACCCGTGGCGTTATTCATTTGGATAATCTTTCCAGCATCGGTTCCAGCAATCGCTTCTGCTAAACCGCCCCATGTTTCCGTTGTTACTTCGGCAACTATAGCTACCTTGGCAGCTTCAAGACCTACACTTTCCACGTAAGCCCTGGTTTGTTTGTCTAAAGTCTTCAAGGACTTTACACTGTCGTCCTGTAGTGCGAGAACTGCTTTTTGGGATTCAGATACTATAAATCCCTTTTTCGTAAGTCCTTCGTACTGTCCTTGGAGCGCTTTGCCCAATGCTGTGGCATAAGAAACCGCTGCTTGTGTTCCAAGCTCTGGCGCTCCCTCGTTCATACCTATGGCAAAATCCGCAAATGTAGGCATAAGTGCAGTTAGGGCTTCTGTGTCCGATATATAAGTCGCCAGCTCTGCTAGTCCAGCAATCATTGTTTCGTCGCCGATAGTGGTTTTTGCCTGTATCGCAGATGCTTCTTCGAGGATAGATTTGTAATCTTCAAACGCTACGCCCTGGTTGGCTAAAACGACTGCGAGGGAAGTTTCAGCCTGTTTCTGAACATCATACAAGCCTGTTAATTTGCCAATCTCATTAATTCCCGATTTGACAAGCGCCAACCCTTTGCGCGATACTTCCAGCGCTGCGTTAAAAGCTGTTATCTGTCCTTCCTGGCTTTCGAATCCCTTATTATTTTTGACCTCGTTGAGACTCTGATTCATTTGATCAATCGCCGCTGTCGCAAGTTTGGCATCAGCAGCCGCCTGTGCGAATTCTGGACCGAGCTCCGCGCCTTTAATGCTGCGTATGACAACAAGAGTGCTATTCATGGCTTTTACTATGCTCTGCATAGGTTTTGATATTTTGTCCTGCAATGCAAGCGTGCTGCTAATTGTAGACATTGATCATCACCTGCCCCTCTTCTTTGGCCTTGATTTTATTTCTGCCAGCCGCTTTTTCTCTGCATCAATTTTGTTTTCAATACACGCAATCACGAATACTTTTTCTGCTCGTGGAAGATTGGCGAACTCTGACGGCTTGTATCCCATGTTCAATACGGCATATTGACAAGCCGCCATTTCCCCGTCTTCCATGATTAGTTTTTTACTTCTTTAATTTCGTCGTTAATATCGTTTTCTTCTGCGTCGAATCCGCTGGCCCGAACAATTCCATCGGACAATGCCTGCACTTCACCTGCTAAGAATTTTTTCGTAACAAAATCGGCTACCGTCGCGCATTTTGCTTTGGAAAGAAATTCTGCATCTGCGAGATTCGGCTCAATGACATGTCCGGTTATAATCAGCAAATTGAATTTGCTACTATCGAAGTCTGCACCTCTTTTATTAATCTTTCCCTGGCTCCTGGTGCGATAAGTAGACCACTCTTTTTCACTCATTGGCCTGACGATAAACGTTCCCAATCTTTCACTGACATACACCTCTTCGGTAAACTCTGATACATCCGGTAAGGATAATAAATCCTGTAATTTACTCATTTTTTTTTCTCCTTTTCTATGCTGCCGGGAACAAAGCGTTAAATGCCTCTAAGTCATTAACGCCGCTGAAAGTATAATCGCACGAACCTTCGAGCATATCTGTATCGACATCAAGCATGGCTATATCGCCACCGTCAATATTACATTGCTCCAGCTGAACAGAATTCCTGCCCGCGCTGCTCCCTGGATCGTCATTAACAATAACCATTGTGAAATACACATCTCTGCCTGTTCTGGCAAAATCAATAAGCATCTTTGACCAACGACTCGTAACCCAATGATACGTAAAACTTCCAGTCCCCGTCCATCCGGCAGATTTGTGCCTATCCGCCGAATCGCCCATAGCTCTCCATGCGGTTTTGTTTTTTGAAATATTGGCAGTGATATTTTTAATTTCAGCAAGTTCCTCGACTCTGCCGTCGATAACTGCCGTGATTATTCCCCGCCGCCCCTCAACCGGGCTTGAATCATGTGATAGCATTTATATTCCTCCTTTTCGAGCATAAGAAAGCGCCCACTTAAAAACAGGCGCTTAAATAATGTTTATTTGACAAAAACTTCCATGTAGAGCTTGCTCATTGCCGCTACCGGCTGCACATTGACGCCGACAAGAACTGCATCCTTTTTCTCTCCAGCTGTTACCGTAACATCAACTGCGCCGTCAAAGTTCTCAATCGCTCCAAGGGTTTGCAATTCGCCGAAGTATGTCAGCAGCATGGCTCGGAATATACCCCTGCCGTCTGCATTATTCTGCACTATTCCCTTAAATGACGTTTCCCAGATCGTGCTGGCGCTTGTTCCGATTTCGTCAATTACCCTGATAATCTGGTTGAGCCGAAAATATTCTGACAATTTATCTGTGTATGTACGCAGACTGTTAATATCGTCTTCAACCACAATGCTGCCACTTGTATTCACCGACAAAATAAACTTGCCTGACTGCAAGGCCTCGATGATTTCAGAATTAGTGCGCTCGTTCAAAATTCGAGTAGCGCCGGTAAATGCCTTGGCAACATTGGATTGCGTCACGGATGCCCCGGCGGTAATTCCGGCAACCCACGCAGTAGCCTCTTCGGCAGTTACTTCGACGTCGCCCATCATTACACCGCAATCGGAATTGATAACGCCGTGGTAATCAGCTGCGTCGTAATTTGCAACAACAACCTGGACGTACTTGCCCTCTGTGTCGCGCATTTCCTCCGCAAACTTGGCGAACTGTGCGGCAAAAGTATCGTTATTCTGTGTCAGTGCCATTGTCTGCCAGCGCGCCTTGCGTGCTAATGCCAGGTATGCCGGGTAAGCCGTCGCTGGTGTTACTGTGCCATTTGTGCCGCCCGATAGGGTAATGCCGGCATTTATGGCCAGCGCGCCGAATCCGCTGAATTCCACATAATCATTGTTTACGAGTTCCTGCACCGTGGAAGCTGTTTGTGCGTCCCGGCTTGCTCCATCAACGTAAGTTGTGACCGTAAAAAGGCCATCGGATTCGGTTATGACTATAGTAATCATGTTACCTTTGGTTCCGGGATACTTTGCTATTGCCGTCAAGCTTCCCTGTGTTGCCGTTGCCCTCACACCGCCGCTATCAAGCCTATAAACTCTTGCTAAGTAGCAATTAGACAGCATCAATCTCAACGGGTTCGACGGCGGAACATCAAAGGCCGTAAATCCTACTTTTGACAGGCTACTGCCATCCGATAGATCGGTGCTGTACACTTCTATAAGAGTATTTTCTGGCCCCCACGAAAGCGGTATGGCCAATGTGCCTATTCCTCTATCCCCAACCTGCATAGTCGGGGCTGAAACGGCATTGAAATTAATGTATGCCCCGGGCCTGACCTTATTTTGGCTGATCCATCTGCCACCCATGTGTTACCTCCTTAATATTTACATAATAAATGCGCCCGCCTCGATTGGCAGACGCGCGCTAAACCGTGATATTTGATTCAATCTGTTCCTGCAATGGCCCGAGTTCAACCGGCTTCGTCGCCATAACGGATACATTGCAGAAAAAATGGAGTACGCCGTCGACCTTTTCCGTCCTCCGGCCAGTCAATCGCACTGGCATGCCGTTCCACGTGATATACTCCAAATCCGACAGCAACCGAATGCTTATATCGTCAAGTTGCTGCTGCAAAAGGTTGACGCTACTTGGGTCGGCAGCGACATGATAACGAATTGTCACAAAATAAGAAACCATCCAGTGATTGCGGCGTTCCGGTTGTATATCAAGTGTGAGTTGCTGAATGAAAAAATGCGGGTATGCAAGCAGCTGAACCGGCGCTGTTTCCCGAAACCGCATTATATTAGGGAATGCCTCGCCCAGGGCTATTACAAGTCCGCTAGTGACGCTGGTTGCCATGATCTCGTACAATGTTACACCCCCTGCCTGACGCTCATCGTCGCCTCTTGTCGCGATTGATTGACCACCGGCGCGCCGATAACACCCTCGTAGGTTTCAAGCACTGTGCCATCAACCGCCATCTTTCGCGCTATGATTCTGTCAGCATTTTGCAGGTCAATTCCCACGGCGCAGTTAATGCGCAAGGCGTGGATGATAGGCACAGCGCCTACTGCCACAGGGTCAGGGTTATCAACGTCTGAAAAGGATATGTGAACCTTGACACCGGAATAAAATGGCACATTCGGGTCACTTGGGGCAAACGAGCCGTCGGGCAACTCAATCAATGACGCCCTGTAAATGTCTATCTCGTCACTATCCATATAATCGCCAATAATGCCACCTATCTGCCCAAAGTCAAAACCAGCCATACCATCACCTTCCTTCCGTTATCCTATACGGCAATCGAAAACTAAGTATCTGCGCTTCTCGCTGCTTCAAGCGATTTTCAGCCCACAGTTGCGCTTGCGATGTATCGAAACTCACGCTACTTCCGGCCTCGCTGATTGAGGTTGCCTTCCCCGTCGTGCCGCTTGTATTGGACAACTCTTTATACATGTCCATGACCATCATAGCGGCCTCACCTTCGAGCGCTGCGGGCAGTTCTTGGCGATTGGTGGTGTTTAGTATGTTTTGCGTTACGATGCCGATATACAGCGTCAGAATCGCGTCCCTTGAAGCGTCCGTTATCCCCAGCAAGGTCTTGACTATATCAAGTAGGTTCACGAGTCACCACCTCCACATCGTTATTACATGTCGGACATTTCGCAATCAAAGCTACGGAACCGCCGATGATAGATAATTGCCGGCATTCCCTGGCTTCGCGTTTGAATATACAGCCGCAGTCGCAACATTCGAAGCGGTATGCGGGAAATACTCTTACCCTGTCACCCTCTTTGATTATTCCATCCGTCGCCGCCGCTGTTGTCAATTTTCTGCCGCATATAGGACAGTAATTGATTTCAAAATATCCGTTTGCCATGTTATCCTTAAGCAGAGCAATGCCTGGTGTATCATTTTTTGACTGATGAATTACTGCGACTTGTGGATAGTTACCGTCCGCTGCGCCTTTATTAATTTCAATACCCACGCCAATGCCAATTGATTTTGAACAATATTTACAATTCATCCGTTACCGCCTCGCTTTCCGGCGCAAATATGCTTTCCTTCTTTACCTTTTTCGTAACCGTTTTTTCAGGCTCGGCCTTCTTTTCCGTCCGTTCCTGCCGTTTTTGAATTATCTGTTTCCGACTCAACTCACTTAGCATAATCAACACCTGCCTTTTTGAGCAGATTTTCTACCTGCCGACGGGATTTGCCGGCAATGTCGATACCGTTCGCGGCAGCAAGGGCAGCAAGCTGCTCTTCATAATCGCTACTTTCTTCGACGTTTTCTTCTGGAGTTACCAAGGCGGGGCTTTTTTCATGCCCCGCTCTATATCCGATCCACGATCCATCTTTTGCCCGCTCGAATTTTAAACCCATACATACACCTCCCGTCAGCGCAATTAGAATGTTACCGTTGCGGACGCAAGCGCCTCGGGAATTAAGGTTTTAGCGCCATATACACTCAAACCCTTAAGTCCGTCTGCAAAACGTTTTTCCATGCGGTATGCTTCTGTTTTTACAATTTGCCCCGCAAAAGTAGAAGCAAGCTGATGTCCTGCGATAACCGTATTTCCGCCCGGCGTTGTGTTTACCTCAAAAATATCAAATCCTGCCGCTCTTCCGACAAAACCGGACTGCAACGTGCTTTCTGCATTTGTGCCGCCAGTGCCGACAAATCTATCGTCTTTCAGCAATAACGCAATAGCATCAGGCGGAACGGCGACTTTACGGCCGATGGATGGAACATTGTTAATTACCATGATTTTTCTCAACTGCACAAGTAATTCGTACATCTCCGCAGGAGTTGAAATGGTAACTGTTACCTTGTTCGCGGTAGGCACGGCGGCACCAAGCAAATTAAACAAAAATGTATCTTCGACTTCTGCCAACGAGTAAGCCGATCTCTGCATTGCGCTGTCCATCAACTCAGACCTGGCCTGCACCCTGTCGATGTCGTCAATCTGGAAATTAAATGCTTGCGCCTGGTCAATTACGAGATCCTGTGCAGAAGTGGCAAGCGTTTCGGGCGGCGTCATGTCCTGATTCCGGTTGTACTGAAAAATGCTGACATTTCCAATCTGGTTAATACGGACGGTATCGCCCTGATCAGTAATGTTGCCCTCGTAATCCTGATTGAAAAAGTTTCTTGCTATAAGTGCATTGTCTAAATGCTGCAATAATCTGGCTTCCCAAATTACGGGAATAAAAGTTTGAATTGACATATCTTATTTATCCTTTCTGGTTTAAAGTTTTTTTCACATTATCCCAATTCGCATTAATTTGCGCTGGGGTCATGCTTTTGATTTGCTCTGCCGTGAATGTGGCAGAACCGCTTCTGTTTCCGTCTGGCTGGAAAATTGATACACCGACAGGGAGTTGTGGTGCTGGAGCTGGAGCCGGATTATTCTGCGCGGGAATTGGAAAATCCGCTAAAGCCGCATCAAGCGCCTTTTCAAAGTCGCCGTCTTTGTCCAGATAGCTTTCGGCCAGCTTCAAATATTTTGGGGCCTTGTCGGCAGGGATGCCCTTACTAATCGCCGCTATCTGGCGCTGCAAGTCCTGTACCTGTCCGGTAAGCGTCTGGTTTGTTCCGGTTAATTCCTGCATGGCTTGCTCCGGGGTCTGCTGCTTGGACTTCCATTCAGCTGTCATTTTATTGATTGAATCAGCATCCATTCCGTTTTGCTGGAGCATAGATTTAAAAACAGCCTCCATCTTCTTCTCTGCGGCCTCTGTGGCTTTTGCGGCTGCCTGTGATGTAAGTTGTTCGATGTCCACCGTTGCCGCGGTGGCGGGCGTTGTGGCTGCCTGTGTAGGCATAGTGACCGGCGCTGGAGCCGTTGGTGTTGCTGGTGTTGCTGGTACTGCTGGCGTTGCTGATGCCTGTGCCTGTTCGCTCATAATAAATCCTTTCATCCGCTTCAAAAGCGTTACCGTTTATAGGCCGTCGCCCGTATTTTTGCAATAAAAAATGCCACCCACTTCCGATAGGAAATGAATGGCTCTGATGGCTCTGGTTATTCAGTTTTAATAAATTCTTTCCCTTACCTCGCTCCCAAACCCAGGAGGCAATAAAAATGTCACGGTGCCGCGGTAAAGTTTTCCGCCACACACCTCATCGTCTTCCACGTCAAACGCAATTAAATCGTCATCAAATATCTTGTCGGCCATTCTTCTGCACATGTCGTGCTTGATACGCTCAATCGGGACGTTATCTCTAAGATCAACAGTAACGGCAACGCTATACCGCTCTCCCCTCGCTTGAATGCTAACTATGGGTTGGCTAAACCATTGCAAAACTTTTTCATGTGCATTTGATACGGCTTCACATTTGATACGGTGCTCTAAATATTCCTTTTCGGAATATCCGCCCAATTTATGTATTAACCAATTAATAATTTTTTTCATCCTATCGACTCTCCTTTTGGCTCTTATTCCTCTTCTCTTTCACACTGGCAATAGTGACATGCCTCTTCCATTTTTAAATTAATAATTCTTAAAAATTCTTCGTTGCTCAGATGTGCTATTTCTAACAATGACACAAAAATACTGACACCGCCAGGTACACAACGATACTTCATTTTGAGTGTCGGGTGCGTTGATTCTGTGATCATTTGACAGAGTGGACATCTATCCCAATATGTTTTCGCTGATTTCGGCACGTGCTCCGGAATCTCTAAAGGCCAATTGTTAATGCGGGTATTATTTTCTATTTTAATTTCTTTTTCACCCCGGCAAGATTTGCACCAGCAGAAAACACCTTCACTCTCGGCATCGTCGTCGTATGTCGCTATTCGCTTTCCGCAGTCGGGGCATAGATAATCATGCTTCATCTGTCACCACCTTTGAAGCAACCCTCAATAGCCTTGGCAAGCGCTTCTATAATTTCATTAATTTCATTTGTGCCGGCATACTCCAATCTAGGGCTGTGATAGGTATAATGCTTATGTGTCGTTGCAATATCTTTGAGCATTTCAAGATCATCGTCGGATATTTCTAAGACATTATTGCTGCACCGATCGCCCATGATGTCTTTTATATGTTTTTCGAGCCTTATGTCTGTGACATATCTTTCACAATTACAATTGTTATAACCATCTTTCATTATTTCGTGTTTATTCTTCATCTCAAGGACGCATCCTTCTGGTGCATTATTTAATGGCGTTCTCCATCCACACCGGAAACAGTTTGATATGCCTTTGATTCTCTGAATTTGTTTTTTGCTGTTCATTTTTCACCGCCTTTATAAAACGCCCATCTGGGCGCGAGGTTATCACATCCTTATTTCGGAAGCTAACTTTCCGCATTCCGGACAATCAGAAAAGTATTCAAGAAAGTTATAATGTGTGTCTGATGTGTATTCATCCATGCCGCACTCAAATACGCAATCGCACGATACGCATTTGAATCATTTTGTTGCATGTTGTATTGTGGGCTTTTTTCGTCCGTGCTTAATAATCTTTTTCATAATTACCTCCCATGAATTACGCATAGCGCCGCCCGCGAGATTAGTTCGCCCCCTTGCTCCGCAAATAAGCCTTGAAATCCCTGTTGAAGCGAAGCGGCATCTGCTTTTGTATCTCGTCAATTCCAACCGTCATCATTAATCTGCCCTCATTCCATCGTCCATCCCGGAACCGGTGGCCAAATTCAACGAATGAAGCGTAATCCATCAGATTAAATATAGTAATCTGAAGCGAATCTCCGTCTACGACAACACTTTCTATCGTGGCAGCCTGCTCGAATGCGGATGGGGCTTGTTCCTTTGTTCTTCCAGTCTGCAACGCCTGATTGCCGACGCCCCATGAATTCCGCAGTGCGCCAGTATCTTCGGGTGTATTTCCCTTAATATCTGCCACTGCCCTTAATGCCATTTCAAGGAGAAACTTGCGTAGGAAATCATCAAAATCGGAATATGCATCATTGAAATTTTGAAAGAACTTTTCTAACTCTCTAAAGTCCGCTTCTCTTGCCATCAATTATCCCTTTTCCTTTCTTTTTTCAAGTTCTTCCTTCCACCAACTGCCGGTCAGTTGCCTTCTGTTGTCCTTGATGATTTCCCACTTCTTTGAATCCAGATATTTCATTTTTTGGAATTCAGCAATGGTTGTCGGCATTCCCTCAAATAGGCCAGACACGAGATCGCTACCATGCTCCTTTTTGGCAGCTGTAATAAATCGTTTATAGCTTGCCAGCTGCTCCTTATCGCTCTCGTAATACTTTTCGCGTTTTTGTGTAGATAGGAAAGCTTTGCCCTGTTCCTCTGTCAAACTTGCACGCCACTCTTTGTAAGACATATCGGCGGGGACGTAATAATTTTTGCCGGTGATGGGGTCGCGAGCAATCCGGGTTGCCACGTCGTCAAACATGGCGTCTATTTCGTCCGGCGGGAAATATGCAGTTGTCGTACTCCGACACGGGTGTGGCGGTGATGAAATCGGCGGGTAATTTATTCCCTCCATCTTTTCGGAGAGCTTGAATATTTTCAAATCTAATTCCTGACATGAATCCGTGGTGCGATGGTCAAGCGTAGCCAAAAATTGATACCGCTCAACAACGCCACTCTCAACATAAGTATCCCATGTGGCACTATTTGTTATGTGATTAAATTCCGTTCTGGCCAAGCTGATGCTGCGCCACATCATGCCACCATGGCCCTTCGTCGCGCCTTGGCCAAACATCCGGTCATGTATGGTTTTTCCGATAATGTTAGGATTTTGTCCAAGTGCTATGCCTTGCGGAATCGTTTGTTGAAGTATCAATGTGAGCCTATCCTTATTGGCCCAAATGCGATCTGAATAATTTTCGCCTTGCCATTTTTCGGATACAGCCTTTTCGATAACTCTTGTATTTAATGCGGCGAATGGCGAACCAAACCCTAATCCCTGTTGAAGATTAAATGTCGCCCTGTAATAGCTTTCCTCGTACGCCTCGCCCATACCGTCCTTAAACGCATTTTGTTCCTGTGCATACAGTTTTTCTACTTCCCACTGTATATCGTCCTGTAGTGCTTCCAGGCGGCTCACAGCCGATTTTAAAGATAGTCTCCGGTGCAACTTCTGCCGGTAGGCCGGATCAAACGCATACCCCGTCTCCTTGATCGCATCGTAATATTCCTGCGTCTGTTCGAGATAGGATTTCAATTCTGATTTATTCAGGGCTTTCCGGGCATCTTCGAGGGATACGCCGACATCACGAGAATAACGGCCATAGAACACTTCCAATTCGCGCTGTATAGCCTTTTGAGTTTCCCTATACAGCCTTGCGAGATCAGCCGTCATTTCCTCGGCGGTCTTTTCCGAAGCCAGTATGACCCTCTCTGCTCTCTGCGTCCAATAGCGCTCTTGTGCTTCTTTTGATTTGCTAAGTATGGAAATGAAGCATCACCGCCTTTCAAACTTACGCCGCATTAAAGCTTGCGCAAATTACGCCTTTTTCTATATTCTCCGCAGCTTCTCCGATATACTTGCATCGGACTGCATCCGGCATATTGCACCATGTAAAAACAGAATGTATATTTCTGTTCTCGCCTGCCGGGTGCATCATTTTTGCTTCTTCTTCGTTTTCTGCGGCTACAACGCAAGAATCGTATGTGTCGTAATCGTCATTTACGTCCTGCGATAATAGATATAGCTTCATTCTCCCCATCCTTTCAAGTATAATCCCGCCGGAGGACGAAGGCTAAAGAGGAAAACGGCTAAAAACCTATTGCCTCAAGCCGCTCTTCGTATTCATCATCCGATAGTTCACCGTCTGCATGGCGCTTTCTTAATTCGCGGCGCAAATTAAAATTATCTATTTCTTTTTGTCGGGCAACTCTGTGCTGTATCTCACGCCCCGCCAGTTCGGCTTTCCATTTGTCCATCAATGGGCAATCATACGGTTTCCAGTCCAATTCTGGCAATGAAACTGTTAATCCGTCAGACGCCTTGTCGTCGCAGTTAATAGGCGGGGTCAAAAGGTTTATATAATAGATTTCGTAAAGGTACATATCCGCTATGGTTTTGCATTCTGCATATTCAATCCGCGTTACGTCCTCAATGTCAATTTTCTTGTGCATTGGCTTGTTGAAGAAATGACCGCGCAAACGAGTTTGAAGCGGCTGTTTTGTTCGTCCTAAATAGGCTACCCAATCGCCGTAATAGATTTTGTAAAGTAAATATGTCATTCTCCCTCACCCTCCCGCTCTAACGGTTCAAATCCTATCGAACCACATATTTTGCATGGCGCGGGATTTTCTATCGCGTGTTCATGTTTAACAATATCGCCGCACAAGCTACACTTCCATTTCTTTGCCACCCATGGAGGCTGGTTTATTGCGTCCGGGAATCTCCCCATAAATCTGATTAGGTCATGCTCGTTCATCGTTATCTCCCTCCTGTGTCAACCTCTCATTTTCTTCCCGTAGCCTTGCAAGTTCCCGCTCTGCACTCATGTCGGACAAAGCGGCCTTGGCTTCGCGTTCGCGCCGCTGCTGCTCGATCTCATGCGATTCTGTCGCCGGATTCCAGTTATCGAGCGTTTCTTGAGATACACCAGTTGCCGCAAGCTTGACCGTATCCTCGATGGCCTCTGATTCGTTCACCATCATATCACGATTGAGTGTAGCGATTAGCTTATATTGCGACCACTGCTTGGCTGTGCCAACGCCCTTAAATTCTAACCAGATATCGAAAAAGTATTTGAGCTGTTGCATGAATACTTCAAATTCTGCCTCCAACCCGTCTGTGTAAGTGTCAAGTCCCTGGAAGCGGAACTTAAGCGCAATTCCCGATGTGTCACTCGATGTGTCGCTGTCGGTAGTCATAATCATTTGCGCAGCCTTGCGGATGTTTTTCTCTATAATTTTGAGTGCGGTTTCCGTAGCTATAATCTCCGGACTGGCCTGCACATAATAAGCCTTGCCGCCCACTCCGGGAGCTACAATGCGTGAGTTCTGCATAATTGCCCGTTGTGCGATCAAGTCACCCAGCTCCGGCGAATATCCTTCAAGCGCGAGAACCGGCTCCAGGGCATCCATGATGGAATCCACCATCTTGCTCTGTAGCTTGTCATAGCTGTCTATAAGCTCTCTGATTGGATTGAGTGCCGGCAATTCATCCTCATTACCCTTGAATGCAATGAACGGGGCTTTCCCCCACGATATCCCTATGCCTTCCTGGTCCATGTGTGCCGTCGGCCCGGGGTTATCCGAGTCTGGTATTAATGCGCCTTGTCCCTTGTCGATATACCTCTCGACTATTTCCTTGTCCCAAAACTCAACTTTGTTGACATCCTCGCGATTCCCGTTAATGTAATGGACTTCTATGTAATCCCTAACCATGACATCAAGTATGGTGTGCTCATTATCCGACCACTCCGGATACATCTGTTCAGATTCCATGTGTTGTATAGCGAGATCGCCGGTCTGGTCGATGGAAACATAAGCAAACCCAATACCTTTGTTGATGGCCCCTTGCTTGCCTATCCTTCTGATTGTTTTTCTGCGCTCGGAAGTGAGATATTTTGTCCATTCTTCTTGATAGATTATCTTTTGGGGATCCTCAATCGGATTACCTGTTTCGTCGATTGTTTCCGGCAGCGGGCTTTCTACGCTGATGGCGAACGGTTTGCCTAATGCGTAATTGCTTTTTTCGGTAACACTCTCATTTAAAAACGCTGATGGTATTTTAGCGTTCGACAGGGTTTTGTTCTCGCCATATCCGGGTAGGTCGCGCCGCTTCATGGCTATAGTCGTATTTTCGACAAGGAAGTACTTTTCCGCGTCAAGCATATCCTTAATGGTCTGCGCGTCTTCGCCGTTGCGCCATTCGTTGAGGATAATGCGCGTGATATCTTTATTTGTCCGGCCGCGTCCGTAGAAGCGAATCCTTGCGTTTATCAAATCTGTTTCGGTCAACTTGTCACCACCTCTGTATTTGTTCGTGTTTTATGCACTTAACCATTTGCGAGATTTTCTTTGTCCTTCGATTCCATATCTAAGCGCAGCCATTGCATCATCAAATATCTCAACCGGCTGGTCGAGATAGATGTTTTGCTTTTCATCTTTCTTCCACTTCCACTGATTGAGTTCCCGTATGGTATTTGTGCATGACGGATCAACAAATATCTTTCGTTGTTTTAACCAGTCAATTTGAGCCTTTACACTGCCTTGCTCCTTTTCAACCGGGTAAGCCCAATATCCTGCCGTTTTCCACATTTTTATGCGGTCAGGCTCCGCGCTGTCGCAATACATCATTTTATTATTGGGAATAATGCCGTTAGCCAATTGGATTATCTCGTTTGTATCTTTTTCGTGAACATATATTTCTTTCAGGATGTAGATATTTCCGTCTTTGAAACCCAATGGCAAAATAGCATCAGCATGGTTGAACCCGAAATCGTGCCCAATAGAAACGCTGTCATAATATTGCAAATCCTGCGAAACGTTTTTCACTTCCCAATTAGTTAGAATAAGGCCACCAAGCTCTCCCCACTCACCCAAACCATATATGCGATAACCATCCGGATCGACTTCTTTGCGGCGTAACATACGCTGTTTATAGGCTTCGTCCACAAAGCGGTTATTTAAATATGTGCTATGATGGGTTAATACGTTTGGGTCAGATATATCAAAAAATGATTTCTTAATCCAGTGAGACACATTGACCGGGTTGAATGTCATTTTTATCTGGTAGAATTGTCCTGGCGGTAATTCGCCACGCAAACGGTCGTCTATAATCTCAAAATCGCTTTGGGTAAGCTCTGTCGCCTCTTCAATCCAAACATCAGTCAGTTTGCCCTTATCAAAAGTAATAGATTTCAGCTTTTCCCTTTGCTTTTCATCATTAACGCCCCGGAATATAACTTTGTTTCCGTTCGCGCATGTTATACTTAGAGGATTAACCGTAGCAGCAAAATGACTTCCAAGCCCCATGCGATTGATCGCCCCTATGAGTTCGGCGAATGTGCTGTCGCGGTTGGTCACTTCCGACTTTCGCACGCATAATAAATTGCGCCCCCTGTCTTTCATTAAGCGCAGAATATATGATTGTGCAGCATCTACAGACTTGCCCGACCCAGCCGATCCCTTCATAACAACATATCTGTGTTTCGAGCTATGCAGGGGCTTAAACACGGGATTAAATTGTATTGTCTTCTCCATCCACATCACCATAATCTATTTTTATGTTGAACTCAAGATCGCCGCTATGCTCCACCTTGTCAGTGAATGCCGCATTGGTCTTAGCTATATATTCAGAAGCTTTCAGCCTGTCGCGAACATTTTCATCTTCATCCCGAAGCACAGCACTCCAAAACTTTTTCACTTCCGTCATGCTGGCAATTCTTTGGCTCTCCAGGACACTGTTACGCTCCTCTATGTGAACTCTAAGTTTTTCATAGTTTTGAGCACCTTGAACATGAGGTTGTTTGTATCCGGCGAGACGCGCCGCTTCGGTCTGATTACCAGTCTCAACATAGAAATCAATGAATCGCTTTTGTTTTTCAGTCAAGGCCATATTCATCATCACCTATTCCGTATATAATTATTTGCGCTTATCCCCTCGCGCCGCTTGCCTACCTCGTTAGAGGATACTCACCTATTTTCCCCTCGCAAAAAGAGACACCTGCCGCGCTAAGCAACAAATGCCTCTTTCAAAGGAGAGTGTCATGAAACAATCGGAACATCCGGACTCGAACCGGAATCTCGCAACCACACCCGGTGCCGCTCTGTCACTGTACTGTTTGAGCTATGTTCCGTCAGTGTATTTTTCCCTTGTTCCGCACAAGGTCGGGTTTCACTGCCGCCGGTCGTAAGCGTCCTATTTATTCCTTTTTGCGAAGACATGAATAATAAGGCTAAGAACGTCGTCTTCTAATCGGAAACCGGGCTGTGACACCCGGAAGCCGTATATAAAATTGGAGAGGAGGACCAGAAATTTGGGAACATTATCAGGGAGTTAATATTGTTCCCAAATATCGATAATACAGTTATATCACATTATGTCGCTCAATTTGAACCCATTTTTCAAAAGATGTAAATTAAAGTAAAATAATCGGCGATATCCGTTGAAATCCGTCTTTCCCACCGGTATCCGTCCGTATTCGTGATCGTATTCAACCATCTCATACGGTATGTTCTTAGTCACACTCCTTAAAATATGTCTGTATATGCTTGGATTCGCGCGGATCGCCGCCTCTTCTATCAGCTGGCAGTCTCTTCGCAGCTCTTCGTTCTGGATGGCTGTCCCCTCTGTCTGGTTACTCACACCGGTCCCCCGCGGCATCCCGTCGAACTTCACGGCCGGGAGACCGTATTTTATTTTTTTCTTCTTCTCCTCATACTGGCGGCAGAATGCTCTAAGTTCATCGTATCTGTCTTTTGAGATGCCATAATCATCCCAATTGAGGTCGCGTACTCTTTTGTTCATTGGCATCACCTCCCATCACGCTCGCCGCTCCACGCCCTCTTTTCTGCATCCACCGCAAGCAGTATCGCTGTATTTGCGCGCTCTTCCGACATCCCGAAATCTTCTGTCAATATAGCCCTTGTCCCTGCTATCATGGTTGTCAGGGTGAAAAGTATGCTTCTGGGCGTAGATTCTGTCATGCAATTATTCATCATTATCCCTCCTCGTAATCACTCCCCCATACAAATTCCCGCCCAGCCGGTACCGCCGATCCGGACATAACTCCGTGAAGCAATACGGCGGCCATGTCTTCACCGGCGACCTCTCAAGCATGTCCATATATCCAGCCCGGCGGGCGCTTCCGTCTTTCTTGTCCATTTTGGGTTCCTCCTGTGTCAATTTTCATCTGGTCCAGTCAAGCTTCTGCCCACAGTTCCAGCAATGTATAATCTCTTCATCGTTACCCACGCCGCCCATTAAGTCATAATCGCAGCTAGGGCAGTGTATGACCTCTCTATTGCAAGTGTATACAGGCTTTTCCGGTATCTGCTTTTCCATCGCCCTGACAGCTATTTGTTTCGCCTCTTTGGCTTCGCTGTAGTTTCTTGCATTAGTCCCGTCCCTCATAATAGCTATGGCTTTTTTCGTGTTTATAATCATCACTCCCTCCCGCTACCTCCTGTTATTTTTTTTTGCAATCCGATTGAATAAGTTCCAATAATGGGGCTTTTATATAATCGACCAGGTCAACATGTCCAACAACAACAAATTTGTCAGGCTCCTTTTTTATTTGATCGCTATAATATTGGGCTTTACGAAGTCTCTTTCCGTCAAAGCTGATCGCACTCGTATATTTACCCTCATTTTTGAGATAGACAAAATATCGTGTCGGATTTTCATCCCCTGCCCAATAATTTCTGACAATATCACCGCATTTCATCAGTTTTCACCTCCAAAATTAATTTAAATATCATGCTCTGACATAATCTCAATGTCTGTTACGTTTACAAAAGTGATAATATTTGCAAATTCAATACCGGCATGTTCTAACCTGTCGTAGGTCTTAATCTTGACCTGCCCGCCCACATTTTCATGTACTTCAAACTCTCTGCATATATAACCACTGTATAAAAATCGGTCTGGCATTAACTTCTGATAACTCCGCGTTGCAATCATGTGGCAACCAACTATGTTTTCCTTTCTCGTCCTGACGATCATTACACTATTTGTATATTTCACTTTATACCTCCTGATTTCGATTTACTTGAATCCCATTCCCTCATATCGCAAAAATCTTTCTCCGTTTTGCTTACCGCATTTAGTGCATACCCTTATATCCGCCTCACCAGAAATTATCCTAAATCGAGAATTTGAAGGCTTTTGAAACCATTGATAATCATGTTTGCATAACAACTGTTGGAACCAGTTTTTTCTTTTTATTTTCATATTGCTCCTTTCTGCAATAATGCACATTAATTTTGCTCCAAGGCCAACGTCACATAATGCCCGTCGCCGTTTATGTCTTCGATAACATACTCGCTCAAATTTCCATTGGCATTTATTTTAATAATGTCGCCCCGGTGGTAATACTGCTTATAATCGCTCCATTTAACAAAATGATCCTCAAAAACCTTATCGGGGATAAAAAGCAACATTCCCTCATATTTCACGGATACGAAACCATGCGGAACCGAGTAGTACTCGCCTATTGAAAACTCGGTTCCTACTTCGTTGAGCATAAGCCCATTGATGGATAATTCGCGTATCATCACCCATTTTTCTCCTGTATTCCCGTACATAACTTTCACCTCCTTGAATTAATTTTGCGTTACCGCGTAGCCCTCGGACAACGCCGTTTCATAAAGCTTGATCACATCATCTTTTTTGTCGGAATACCAAGGCCGCCCGAAAAGACTGTTTTCCGTTGATTCTGTCCCGAAAACCCTTTTGTACATCTCTGGAAAAGAGCTTGGCAGATTGTGGATATTGGCAACTTCCAGATCGCCGCCGAAATGCTGCCTCCTTTTGCGAAAGCGTTCTAATTCCTCTGCTTCTTTTTCTGTTAGCAAAACCATTTCTCACACCTCCCGAAATTGATCTACATCCCACCAGCCTGCATCAATATAATCCGATTTCCAATCTTGAAAAGAATCTTCTATTTCTTCGCCAGTCACATCATCCTCAAATTCCACTATTTCTTCCTGCTCAGCACCAGCCAGACCAATGCTGATGTGAAACTTTATCTTTCTCATTTTTACACCTCCATTCTTTGAGTTAGTCATTCTCCATCGGGATGGGAACCAGTATCTTGCAACCCTCCCATTCAGCACCGCATCTACCGCATACTATAAAGTCCGGTTCATCGGCATAAGGTACGCCTCTTGTGTAATCACAGTATTTACATTCCCAGTGCTTACCTGTTTTAAATTTCCTTAGCTTCTTTTTCACATCCTGTAAACACTTTTCGTTGAAATTTCTTATCTTCAACACATCAGAGCCGGGTATACCGTCAAGTTCCTCAATTGATTCAATTCCCGCCCTTAACAGCACGTTGTATGTTCTTGTTGATAAATCTAATTCACTTATATGCATTCGTTTACTCCTTTTCTGCCAGCGGCATATTCATTACTATGCAAATAGCTTGCATAAAACCAGTGTGTCTATTTAAGTACATGTCTTTTTCCGCTTTATTATTCGCTCGGTTGGAATCGTATTGACACCCTTTTGCATGCTCCTCTAGCTTTGCAATTAGCTTATCTGCATCAATCAATCTAAGCGCTTCCACCTGCCGCGTCACCTCTTCCGGCTCCAGTCCGGTATCCTCGTAAAGCTTTAACCGCCGCTTCAATTCTTCTTCACGGCAGGCGTATTCGTTCCAGCCCTTGCCCTTGGCTTCACGATAGGTTATATATTCCTTATCTATCGCTGTGTACCTGTCCATTGTCTTCACCTCCTTTAAAAATTAATTTTCATAAACAAAATCTGTACAACCATGCACCGGATTATCCTCACAGTAGCTACATCTATTGCAAGCAAGTGCCTCATTATATATATTGCTATCTCTTAGTAGGCAGGACAGACATTGACATTCACCGCAGTTTTCGCATGCTTTAGACATTATAGTTTTCCTCCGCCAAATTTTAATCTAATCAATCATCGCTTACGCAATCTTCCCCGCCGTGCTCCACGGCATCCAGGTATGTTTCGTAGTTTTCATCACACCAGCGCCCCTCACACATACTAGGGCCGTCAGGTGTTGCGGTATATGCACGTTTTCCATATTCTGTGTTGTCGCAATAATTTTCGCATAAGTAATCGCCTAATTCTTCTCGGGTATATGGCTTCATAATTGCTCTCCTTTATATAATTTTGTTTTCTGGTTTTTCAAGTGGAACATAAAGCGTACTCGCCGATTCATTGCCAGTCCAGACAACCCACATTACGTCCATGAGTGGCGAACCGGATCCCCTCTTACCAAACAAAAAATCAGGTCTCCATGTCAGCGGCAGTATGTAGGACGGCGGGAAGCTGCGGAATAGTTTAAGGCGCTTCTTTGCGTGCCAGTACTGTGATTTCAGCAGCAGTGCAAACGGCTTCCCGTGCTGTATGCTCCGCTCAATAAATTCCTGTGACACCGAAAACGGCGGGTTTGTAATTATCCAGTCGCATTCTTTCGCGGGGATCTTTAGATAGTCCTCGCCGCCTTGGATATCGCTCCCTGTCACCTTATAGCCGTATTCTTCCATCACCTTGACCATATGCCCCTGTCCACAGGCCGGTTCCCATATTACTGTTTCGGCTGGTAATTTCAAAAAATTTAGCAGCGCCTTGGTTGATTCTGGTGGGGTTGGGTAATAATCCGATTCAACCCTCTTGTATGCCGTATTTCCTCCGGCTATCTGACTTCCTGTTATGCTCATTTTTCTCCTTTCGATGGTTGCCCCGCCGGCACCACCCTGAATTCCCAACTATACCCGTCATCTGTCCACGCCTGGAAGAACTCCTGATAAGGATCATACCGCACGTGGTCGATCTGGCTGGAACTGATCACGATGTCGCGGTAGACTTCTGGGCTGATGGTGTGGTTGTTGCGGTCAAGCAGTGCTTGTATTTCATTCGAGTACATTTTTTTCACCCCGCCTCATTTGTGTTAATTGTCCAGGACACATTCCCCCGCCCACTGTTCAGCCATGGCCTTTCCGATTCCGGGGAAGGTCTTACTGCGCAATTTCGCTCGGTCTGCTGATGGCGGCAAGTAGTGAAGCCGTTGCTGCTGGTTCTTCGGGAGCAGCTTCATCAATTCTTTGACGTTATCCGTTTCTTTGAGCGGCGACAGATTTTTGAGCCACAAGCAGGTTGCCTTCTTTTCCGGGTGTCCGAATTGCCACGGCTGTATGATCTGCGTGTGTTCCATCCCTATAATCTCCCTTGCGTACTTGTGCTGTATTGGGTTCTCCACGGCTATTCTGGGGATATCTGCATTTAAAAGCAGTTTGAAGAATTCTGCACCCTCCCTCATTAATTCCCATCTTTCCGGCTGTTTGTGCAGCCAACAAACGCCGCTATTGCTTAGATATGTACAGGGCGGGTGGGCTATCATCATATCCCATTTCATTTTCAGCAGTTGGGTGACATCCTGTTGCAAGTGCCATTCCAGATGGCCCCCACTACACGGTTCAAGGTCGCACGAATACGCTTCATGGCCCAGCTTTCGCAGTTCGATTGTTACCACTTGCGATTCCTCGCAGGCTACTAATATTTTCATTTTTCGTCAGGAGTAAAGAACGTTCTTTCATGCTGGCCAGCAAACCTCTTTTCCCCTTTTCTTTATTTGTTAATGTCTCTAAATAAATCATCCATACTGATCGTATCGGTGGAAACAGGTAGTTCATCTCTTATATATTCCCATTTGCTTTTCGCATTTTGCAAAATCCTCTGAATTCTATCAAGTTCCAGTACTGTTTCGGGCGTAACCTCTGTCTTTTCTTCCGCGTGGATAAATGACCTTAATTCCTCATACTCTGATTCTAACTTCTCCATCTTATTCCAGTAACGGTCATATCCGGTATCGCTATAACAATCCTTAGCTTCGTTGTAAGCTGTCCTATTCTTTTCCATAATTGACATTATTTTAAAAACTGCTTTTTCGATTTCCTTATGCATACCCTCACCGCCTCTCTGATCGGTCAATCACCCAAACATTTCAATCTGTCCATCACACCCGTCACACTGCTGCTGTTTGATCTCCCGCGGCTTATACCTCTTGTCCAGGTCAAACGCATCCATCGGGTTAAGGTCGAATGACTTGCAGCGATTGACCGCCTTCGCGCTTGCCTCGCTCATTGTCTTTTCTTTTTCGTTGCAATAGATACCGTTCCCCGTCACAAGGTAAGAACAGTACCGGCAATATTGTCTCATTTCCGCACCTCCTGTCATCTTTCACCATACTTTTCGAATAGATAAAACATAATATTCTACACCCTGCTCTGCTCCCCACTCTTCTTTGCCTGTTTTTATAGACAAGGAACAATCAGCTATGATACAAGGTGATTCTTTGGAATACCCATTACGGAACTTGATTCTATGGCTTTTCAAAGTCTCTTGCTTTCTAAGCAGTTCCTTAACATCTTCCGTTTCTTTCTTGTGAAAGCCCAGCCAGTTCATGAACCGGGTATCATAGTACGGCTTGATCTCTCTGTATTCCTCTGTCTTTTCGCCGGAAAGAATCATGTCAAACCATTTCTTTTTAATTGTCAATGTCAGCATTCTCTACCTCTCTTTCTTCCGGTGGTTGGTACGGTTCCGGCAGCGGCCGCCATGCTACAACAAAATCGCCTATCGCCGCAAATTCCTCCGCATAAGTAGCAGCCTCAAACCATCCTTGGGGTACCTTCCAGTCGTCAAGCTCCTTGCTGTATTCAAGATCACTGTCAAGGCCGTCAAAGTCATTCCAGCTGAAACGGCTGCTTTCCGACCAGATAGTCCCGTCTTCGTAAATGGCTCTACACGTAAGTCTCCGCGTGCCATTCTCCAGGCGGCGTTCGATGCTAACCTCAACCTCTTTTTCGTTCTCCGGCAGCCGCTCCCCGACTGGTATCCATCCCCTATCATGTGATTCGGCGAAATGGCGTATAGTTTCCGGTTCCACCTCAAACCCATACAGGGCAGACGCGTATGAAGGAACAATATAGTATTTCCCTTCGTCCGGCCCGTACTTAACCACGGAACCCTGCACCATCTCGCCCGTATCTTTGCGCCTGGCATTAAATAATATGTTTTTCATACCTTACTCCCTCCAATTCTTGTAAAATATCCACATACGTTACCATCCTTACAGACCGTTCGCCCATGGCCTCGCTAACCAGAACGCCCCTGCCGCTGTCTAAAATCTTCGTGACATACATTTCCCTGCAAATCTCAATCGGTGCAAGGTTGGCGCTCTCACGGTCTGCCACTTCCATCACCACCGGCACCGTGTCGCCTACGCGGATGCAGGAGCGTAACCTCGCTATGTCTGCCTTGGTTATGGCTTCGTTCTCCATCCGCTCTTCTCGCTGTCTCCGGCTGTTCATGCGCTGTTCTGCGATTAATCCGCATCTTTCCAGATAGCGCGCCACTGTCTCGTACCTTACGTTCAGATGACGGGCTATGGTGTATATATCTTCGCCCTGCTTAAAAAGCTCTGTCATCTGCGGCACGAGGTCTAATATTCTTTGCTTCGGATGTCCCATTATTTTTCCTCCTGTAATTTTGTGCTGTCTGCACTTATGGACAAACGTTCGGCGCATTGCCTTATTAGCTCTGCCTGTTCGTTTCGTACTGCCCCGGGAAGTACGTTCTGTTGTTTTATCAAATTGATCTGCCCCTTGTACGCCTCTCTAAAATTGGCACGCTCCACGCTGATGTTTTCACTCTGGCAGATATTTTGATAGCCCATTCGCTTCACAATCCCTCTGACGGCATCTGGTAGGCTCTCAAGGGCGTCCAGCTCACGCATGTAGCCATGTTTTCTTATCGCCATCAGCACCATACCCCAGGCTTCATCCCATTCCGGCAGACGCTCCGCGGTGATCGTTGCGCACTTTTCCCTAATCTCCGCAATCGTTGGGGAAAATTTGTTTTGGCTGATCAACTGCGTTATTGCGTTTCTGCAAACTGCATAGTCAATGTCTTTCAACATGCCGTACCACAGATTCAGCGCGGATTCATCTGGCATGATGTTGCTTTTTCCGTAGGCGCTATGTAACGCAGATGCTACAGTAGCAAACTCCTCTCTATTCACTTTCTGCCCATCCTTTCAACATTTCGTTATAGCCACCATCGACTTTCCCTCGGTTATGATCCTGATAATTACCTTCCAGCACCTTCGGGAAGTTATTGGGCTTAACAAACCATTCAAAGCTTATCATCCAACCATTTTTATTTTGCCCTAACAGAAATGGTCTGTTTTTGATCATTCCAATGGCTTCTAACACTTGATCAACTCCGTACTCCTTAATTCTGGCTTTCAGCATTTGATAGCGCTTGCTGGTGGTGGATAGCGTTTTTACTTCCACGGCTCCGCACTGGTTCCAAGCGTCAACGATTCGTCGGACATCAGTCTGACAAGTGGCATCTATGACACTATAGTCTTTTTCTTCCCTTCTTTCTTTCTTCCCTTCTTCTACTTCTTTCTCTTCTTCTTCTACTTCTTCTATTGTTGTTAACAGAATGTCAACAGAATGTGAAGTGAATGTGGTCTGCCTGTGGTCTGCCTGTGAAGTGTCTGTGGTCTGACTGTGGTTCTGTACGTTAACGTCTTGATAGAAATCATAGTTTTTTATTGTAAATACGCTGTATTTTGAATGTGATGTGACTGTGATTTCGCCCGTTAATTTTAAGTTTTTTATGGTTCCTCTAGCCTCATTAATTGTTAGCCCTGTTTCTTCGGCAATTTTGGGAAGGGATGATACAAAAGAACCTCTTTCGATCAAATGGCCTTGAAATCTTCCCTCTTTCCAGTTAGCCTTTAGCAGCATGTGAAAAAACACTCGGCAGGTATTCAGATTAGAGTACCATTCCCATTCAAGGATTTTCCTGTGTATCTTGATGTGCCCCTCTATCTCGGCCGCCTCCCCTCGTTAGCTTTCTTCTTGTTCCCTGCCCGCCTCGCATTCCTTGTATATTTTGATCCAATCCTCCAGTCGCATCGTCACCAACCAACTATGGTTATTTTTTCGATGAAATACCGCCGGAAGCCTGTCTCCCTCAAAAGGCAGTGGTTTCGTACCGCCCTCAATCGCCTGGGCCATTGCATCATACAGGTTCAGCTTTTCCACCCGCTTACATTCGATATGTATTCCCGGCAGTCCTACAACATCCGCTGATCCGTCAGCTCCCGAATATTGCTGTCCCCGGTGGCTGTCGCTGTATCCGTGCTGTCTCAATATGCCAGCGAGTTCCCTTTCGCCCCTCTTTCCCTTTTCTTTACTCATTTTGCCCAATATATTCTCCTTTCCCCGCCCCTGACATTAGGCCAGAGGCGGCAGTACCAACGGCATGTAGTTTATGACACAACAGCCGAACAAATACCTTTGTAAAATTAATCCTCCACCAATCTCCTAAACCGATCCGGCAATGTGTGTACGTCTCCGGCCGCACGGTCTAATGCAGTACACATGTTTATCAACTTGCATTCGGGACAGAATTCACAATCACAATATTCTTCTAAATATCCTACGATTATCAATAACAAGTCGTCGTCCACACCTTCTGCCTCCATTACCAATCTTCTCTTAATCCGGCTGGTCTGCATTGCCACACGTCACTCATTTCAACGCCATAACCATCAAATATCATGGAAACCGAAATTTCCAAACAATCTGCGAAAAGAAGTATACACCAGTGCTCCCCATCATAATCCATGAACTTGTCTGTAAGATCAGCCAGTGACATAGAACCAAATTCTACCCACAGTTTTAGTTCTTTGTCTGAATTCCAATTCACCATAACGCTATCGTTATATTTTTTGACAAAATCCCAAAATTTTTGTATCGTCTCTTGTTGATATTTTTCAAATTTTAACATTGTTCCTCCTTAAATGTTGGATATTTCTTCGCCCACTCCCCCTACTTTGCGCAGCAGCGCCACAAACTTCGCCCGTTCTTCTCTAATAATTGCCAATCCCTCTTCCAGACTGTGTATGCCCTCCGCAATCCGCTCTGAGGTTGCGCGGTTGATACAACCTTCTATCGCCGTTTCTAAGCTGGTATAATACCCAACCGGCCGATATGTAGGGTTGCCGTTTTTATCCGGCTTACCGGCCACTGTGAGCGTGTATCCGGTGCCGCTGGTGTCGATATAATACGATCCTGTTAAGTGCATCATCGTTTCATCTTCCTTTCTGCGCTAACTTTAATTCGTTTCCGACAGGGAGTGCATAACACATTGTCAACTGACAGACCGTAAAATACACCCTCGCGGTCTTGACATATCAGTTCCCCGTCTTTTTCTTCGCTCCCTTGACACATCTTGCACCACCCGTTAATTCCCAATGTCTCACACATGATGATTTACCCTTCTGGCCAATCGGTCCCCCTGTATTGCCCATAAGCATATTCCTCCCAATATCCGCAATATGGACATTCATCCGAATACTCGATAACCCCTAACCCTTCTTGCCAATATTCACCCGTTCGTTTGGCCTGTTTGCCACATTTGTGGCACTTTATAATTCTCTCCAATCTTTTTCACTCCTTTTTCAACTTCAATCTGACAGTTCTCGCGGTTCATAATCTTGGGGATAAGACGCTTTTGCCAAACCTTCATTAATCAGCCTTTCCCTTAACCCCCAATCGTTTTTTATTTCTTCGACTGTATGCTCCGTTTCAACCATCACGCTGTGATCATTACCAAAAATGTAAGTGTCCAGCAATATAAGACGCTTCTTCTTTTCCATGCAATTCCCTCTTTCATTCCAGATACGATTTGCCAAACTCCCGCCGGAAATCCTCGCGGCTCCCGCAATGTGCTTCAAAATGCTCCTGCGCTATGATCTTTAAAAACAGGTCCGTTCCCTTATTGCGGTGAACAGAAGCACTACTCTCGGTATGGTGATTGTGACACAACCACACCTTAAGGCCGTGCTTTTCGGACTTTTTCCGGTTAGCTGTGCCGAAAAAGATATGATGACTTTCCAGTTTGCAAACCGTACCACATACATAGCATTGCTTTTCATTCTGCAAAACGCTTTTCATATTTCAACCTCCCGGATAATAATCTCAATCCGGGGATTACCAGGATCGCAATGAAAATTATCCGTAAATCCTACAATATGTTTCCATCCGTCCCCCTGCAGCGTTCCACACTTCACAAGTGCGTCTTGAATCACCTTGCGGCCAAAACTGGAAATATTATCAAGGTCTCTTTTTCTGTCTTTTTCGAACCAGTCATAAATGATTCTTACGGGCCTAGATATATGTAACCGTCTCAATTGTTGCCGGATGGCCCACTGTACAACTTCTTGGTTTTGGGCTTTCATTTTCCCGCCTTTGCGGGGGCTGGTTCGGTTGGCTGCTGTGTATTCATTCAGACCATCCAAACGCCCTTGGATAACAAATTTGTATTCCATCACAAATCCCCCATTAATTCAGAAAAATGAATCGCTTTGGTGAGTACTTTTGTGTGCTTACAATAATCACACACCTCACAGCGGATTGGTTCATAGTCGCCATTTTTCAATGCAAGAATTTTCGCTACATTACTTTCGACCTCAATCAGTTTTTCTTTCAGGTGAAGATCATCAATGAAAATAACGTTGATGTCCGGTTCCTTTTCTTTACTGGCCGCAGCTATAAAAAACGGAAGTTTCTCGCCGGTGTTTTGTCTGACAATCTCCTGATATACAGCCCCTTGGATGTCATAACCCCAATACTGGACAAAATCCATATATCCGGTGTCGCGAACCCAGAATGTGTCCTTAATAGCTTTCATCACTTTGAGATCAACAATCGCTTGACCGGGCAAATAACTGTCTATTTTGATTTTTACCTTCGCGCCAGCTATTTCGCCGGTCATAATCACTTGCTTTTCCCCGGAAAGATATTTCATCATGTAGCTATCTCTTTCGATCCTACATATAACATTTTCGGCATTCCTGTAGTCTGCTTTTAGATCGCCGCTTTTGGTGAATATCTCTGAATTAGACGCCTTGAAAAGTCCTAATGATTCCTCAAAGTGGGCATCTACATAAGAGCCGACCAGCAAGGCGGTAGTCTTCTCTGTTTTCCATTCTCCCGACAGTTTAGCAAGTGCTTGGGCTTCGCACGGGACTTTTCCTAAACTACCGCAGAAGTCCTTGTATTGGCTGACTGACAGGTATTCTTGATTGGCTTCTATGCTATGATAATTTTCTACACTAAGAATCATACGACCACCTCCGGAATGGCGGGAAATACATCCGGAATATCATAGAATGTCTTTTCCTTGAAAGCGTCTTCGGCCTCGCCCTCTACGTATACGCCCATCAGGGCATTGGGCAAGTAAGCCCTTGCGAAAAATGCAGCTGCGCGGTAAATTAACATTTGTTCAGGCATCGTCTTCCACTTACTGCCGTCTTTATTTATCCAGCCTTCCTTTTCTGCCATTTCCATAGTGACGGTTGTTCCTTTGATAATTTCGCCGGTGTCTTTATATTCTGCCTCAACGAAACATCCTCGGTCAGCGTCCCCCTCTTTGCCCACATGCCTGATTCTCGCGTTTTTAAACTGTCTGGCGGCATAAATCATGCTCATGCAAGCCTGTCCGCTCCAAGTTGGTTTTCCCTTCACAATATATAAATTTTGCATTACCATCATCGGACTCACCTGCATTCGGTTCGCCATGTCAACCGCAATCGCACAATCCATCGGCTTGCCTCTATAGCTGCTTGGTACGATGTCAGACACCGCGAACATTTTCCCTATATCATATAATTCCTGAAAAGCGGCTGAGTTCGCGAACGGATTCGCAACCTCATACTTTTGTTCCTGAACAATGATCTCGTTATCCATGTGCCCTCCTATAATTCCACTACCAGTAAATCGTCGTCATCGGTTGTCCGTGTCGCAATAAACTGCAAGCCTTTGTCTTTGCACTTTTGGTACAATTCCGTTCTTAATTTGGTTGATAGCTTTTCCACACCATCAATCAAAATGATTTGTAATCCATTAGGCTTCTGAATTGCCACATCGATGCAAAGGTCTAACTTTTCTCCATCTGACAGGTTGCTGATCGGTAAGCCACGAATCAGTGGTATCCCGTCTTTTACTGTAAGTCCTTCAATAGGGATCTTAGCGGTCTGTAAGATTTCACCCGGCAAAGCCCTGGCCTTTTCAATCTTTTCGGTCAGCATACGTTCTTCTTCTATCAATTCATCTACCTTCTCCTGCATATTTAGCATGCGGCGGTGTTCGTTTAAATGTTTCTTCATTTCCTCAACATATGCCGCTTCTTCCATAAGGCCGCTTGTCTCTTGCGGCTCTTTCTCTGCGCATAACCGGTATTCATCTACTACCGCGTCATAGGTGGCGATATCCGCCCGGTACTTCTCTTCTACCAGATCGGTTTTGCTTTGTTTTTTGCTTGACAGTCCGGAAAGCTCTTTCCGGCAGGAATTGATCTGTTCTTCCAAAGAAGCTATTTTTTCCTTCAAATCAGATTCTTGGCGCATACACTCTCTTTCCAATGCTGCCAGTGCAATTTCTCTTTCTGCGTCATAGGCACGCACCTTGTTATTGCGCTCATTAACTAAGGATTTGGCCTTTTGAATTGTTTCGTTGTCTTTTCGGATTCGCTCGATCCGTTGATACAACTCTGACAAATCCGCTTTTTCCCATCGCTCTGCCTGATAGCCAGTCGGGATTGTAGCCGCTATCTCCTCGATAAAGGCCCTCTTGTTTCGTTTTTCCAAGGCAATATCATGGCGTTGCTGGAAATACTCCCCTTTTTCAGATTGAATGTCATTAAGAACCGACAGGATATTTTGGTCGTAAGATACCCAGCTTGGAATTTCTCCGAACCACTCCTTGATCGTCTGCACGGTCCAGGGATACTCAACCATATCCAAAATAATGGCGTTTTGCTGCTTTTTGTCCATGCTCATAAATTCAAATGGAGAAAGCTGTAAGGGGCTGAATATATCCCTCAGAAACGATTCCGGACTACCGACCTCATACCCATCCTTTTTCACGCTTTTATAATCTGCCTGCGTGGTTCTGGCTTTCCGGTTGATCCGCATGTTATTATCTGTTTCGATCAAAATTTCGCCCTCGGTCTCTCCTTTCCGTACTATGTATTCCCGGTCTGACTTGTTTGTTAGAGCGTAGCGGATCGCGTCAATAACAGAAGTTTTTCCAGCCCCATTTAAGCCGGATAATTCCAGGCTTTTCCCGTCCGCTTCAAATTCTTTGATACCAAAAAGATTTTTGATTTTGATTTTTGTTAGTCTCACTTGACAATCTCCCTTCATCCCCCTATAATTAGGGGTGTATTAATATAATTAATTTTTCGATTCCCCGGCTGACTCCGCAGCTGGGGTTTTGCTTTTGCCGTAGTTAAGCGTCTCTAATGTTATGCGCACTCTTCCCATAGACACTTCATGTATTAAAAACACGCGATAACCGCCATATGTCTCACATAGTTTCACACAATCCGCATCACTATCTCCCGTCTTTACTTCAACCGGTTCGCCTGTCTCGTTTCCGTCGTAAAAATTTAATTTAAGTATCTTTGTACAAGTCAACACTCCGGCTAATTCTCTCAATTTCATATTTCTGCCTCCTTTACTGTTTTTACCTTCCTACGCCTTTAGCTAAGTATTCAATGATTGCCATCAACTTGTCATTCTGGCGGCACAATTCGTTGACTGTAGCGCTTAAGGAGCAGCTTTCTTCCCGATATTTCTGAGCTTTTTCTTTCAAATCGTGATTCTCTTTTTCCAACCGCGCAATTTTTTCTGTCACTTCTCCCCATTCCATATCATTGATCTCCCTTCTCAGTTTATTTTAACGGTAACGGGTGGCATTACTTCCGGCTCCCTCTCCGGCCGCACACGGGCGGGATTAGTCCGCACAATGAAGGGATTAAGTGCGCCGTCATTGACGATGTAACAGTACTCCGGATCGATTTTCTTATTTTCTTGCTTCAAAGTCACGGTTTCCTCCAATCACATTGCCAGAATCATCCATCTCGTCCCACAAATAGCGGCCTTTCCCGCTGTTTCGCCACTGTCCCATACCCCTCAACGCTCCGTAATCAAGCCACTCCCTCACGGCATTGATATGTGCATCACACAGGCATGAGATCGTAAAATCGATGTAGGCACCCGCCGGAATAGTCTCACTGTTTGCTAAGGCAATTCGTTCGCCCTGCGCTGTTTGCCCTCTTAGCGGACGCTGGCAGTTTCCGATTTCTCCGGTAAAAACAATTGGTATCATCCGCTCTTTTACGAAAATCAATCCATCAATTTCCTTTTTGTATGCCTTGATTTTCGATGAAGC